TCTATCTGGTGCCAATCTATCTGGTGCCAATCTACGTGGTGCCAATCTATCTGGTGCTGATCTACGTGGTGCTGATATTTTATGCACGGGGGACATGGCTTATATTAAATCACTGCACTTTGAAAAATGGTGCGTTTGTTACACAAGTCATATCCTGCAGATCGGTTGTCAGAAACACCCTATTGAATCTTGGAAAAACTGGCAGTCCAACAAAGAATGGATTACATCAATGGACCCTGATGCATTATCATGGGCCGACGATTACTTAGACCTTGTTCTTAAACTTATCGAAAAATCACCAGCACTTGCCACAGGGGTTACAACATGAATTTGATCACTGACGACATGCTGTTGGAATTCTATAACAATCGGGGTCGTGCAACATACGAACGCCTTTCCAGTGCTTTCGCGATCTATCCGGGCATCGGGACAATGCAAGGTCTTGCCTACGTGTCGCTGAAACTGACCGGCGAATGTGCCGAATTACAGACGGCTAGTAACCCGAACGATATCGTCAAGGAGGCAGGCGATGTCCTGTGGTATCTTGGCGCACTTAACCGTGAACTCGGCCTAGAAGTGAGAGATATCGCCCGTATGGATGCCGATTGTTCTACAATCGGGTCTGATTGGTATACGATCTATCACACAATCCCCGACCCGCTTTTGGCTGCGGCCACATTGGGCGAAATGGTGGGTAAGGCGATGCGTGACGACGGTGAGGTTACAACGGCGCGTTTGGACTCCATTCAGGAACAATCGCTTCTTATTTGGGTTGCCCTGTGCGACACGCTGACGTTCCACAAGTGCCCAATGTCCGAATGCATGTTGACCAACTTGGAAAAGCTGCGTGATCGCTCAATGCGTGGTACACTGGGCGGGTCGGGGGACAACCGATGATATTCAAGAGTGTCGTTGTGTATCTTTTGTTCGCAATCGCGCGTGAACTTTACGAAATCAAGAAAACCATTAAGGGTATAACTACAGGACTTGCAACATGGTACACAATATGATGGTACGCCGTATCAAAGAATGGATGTTAAACATCTGGCATTCCCAAAGCAACGCAGATGATCTGGAAGAAATGGACTATCGGTTTTGCTGCTATCTGGATCACACCGCTGGCCTGTCGAAATCCAACTACACGCTTCGGGCCATAGTCGACGCATTTGACGAAGTGAACGAGTCCGCGATGAAAGACTACGTCGCACAAGTCCTTAATGATATGGGTCTGCTGTCGAACAAGCAGTACTCAGACGCAGTTGGCGGCATCTATGTGCAACCGGATACAAAGCTTTCAACACGAAGTGCTTTGGTCACACTAAAAGCGGCGCGAGACATGTTGATGACTTCTGGGAACACTATATCTAGTGGAATGATTGATAGCGTGATTGAAGAAATCGAAACGGGAATGAATGCGTACATTTGACATCATGGCCGTTCACATTGTGGAAATATGTCATCAGGCAATGCGTTCGCTTGGTGGCCCCATGATGTCAAACGGCGTGGACCTGACCCGCTTCACCTTCCAACTATCAACCCTTTGCCCGACACAGGTTGTCGCGGTCGAAGCCGATCTATTGAGGGATTTAAGAAAATGTCTAAATTGAAAAGCTACACCTATCGATTGGGGATGTCTAATGTCTGACCCGGAAAAGCTTCTTCGTGAGAAATTGAAGCGAGCCGTCACCATAGCCCGCCGGGCGGGTCTGGATGACGAAACCATCTCGTTAGCTGTTGCCGGGACTCTGGTTTCAGTCAAAGCAGAAGGATACAAACCTTAAATGTCTGACCCTATTATTAACCAATGGACCCGCCTTGCACGCGAACAGCACGACTTGCCTGATAACTGGTATGGTTGGATTTTTGAAGCTGTGCCCGGCACGCTTCTTGTAACAGGTGCCGAATGCCCGTTGAAGACACGTGGTCCTGACAAGGGTGGCCCGAACTATCATAAGGCCGACCAATCAACGAAACTGACCGTCGCAATCGACGTTCCTGCGGGTGAAGATTAACATGGCAAAACGTCAAGTATTGCTGACAATGACACCAAGCGAAGAGGCTGCGTTATCGCGATTAATAGGGTTTCTTTGTCAAACAGAAGATGTTCAGGGCGGTGTTAAGTATCTGACCCGTATATTGGGCAAGAATAATTCAGACATAGACGCAATTGGTCGCATTAATGCAGTCTTGAGCGCTAACCGATAGGGGAAAGACCGCTATATGACACATATTTGTTTTGAAGAACACCCGTTTCGCCCAAAGTCGAAGAAGCAAATCGCGCAGGCAAACGAAATCATCGCCGAATATCCATATCAGTTGACCTTGCGTCAGCTTTATTACCGGTTCGTCGCACGAGGAATCCTGCCGAATACCGCGAAAGATAAGAAGTATTTCTTGAACTTGATGTCGCGCGCCATAGCGTCTGGTTTAATCGAACATCGCGATTTGTCACTGAACCCATTTTGGCAAGAGACTAACGGAAACGTCATAGAGGTTTGGTGTGATAATGGTCCGTTTGGGTCGTTTCTTTCAACTGCTTTAAAAACACCAGTCGCAATCATATCGTTCGACAAGTTCCCGCGACCCGAACAGATCGCAATTGGGAACAAATCTATCCGTCGGAAAATTCTTGTGACTGATATGAGCGGCTATTCAATGGCGTTCCGCAATCGTTTCGATTCGATCTATGGGTTGTGGGATAAACAACTTGTGGACCAAAACCCGAGTCCCAACCCTTCTGCAAAGCGTGACAAGCGTTTCCCCGAATATGGTCGTGGTGATTGTTGGGAACTCGACTCGCTTGATCCTAAATGGATCGCGGACAGCATTGACAGCTTTATAGCGGCACTTGAGTGATTCGACCACAGGATGTGGTGTGTTGAAATCAACACGTCTTTGAACCTATGATGACTGGAATAACACCCCGGACAGATTGAAACGTTGTCCGGGGTTTCTCAACTTTGGAGTCGATATGAAAATCGGAAACGGAACGCTGTTGAACGGGGACTGTTTGGAAATAATGAAGGACATTCCGGACGGATCGATTGATATGATCCTCTGTGATCTGCCATATGGAACAACTGCTTGCAGATGGGACACGGTGATTCCGTTCGAACCACTTTGGGAACAGTACCATAGAATCGCGAAAGATCGTGCGGCAATTGTCCTAACTGCCAGCCAGCCATTCACCTCTGCGTTGGTTATGTCAAACATTGATAACTTTAAATACGATTGGGTGTGGAACAAATCAAGAGTTGGTGATTTTGTAAGAGCGAAGTTGAAACCAATGTCAGGTCATGAACAGGTTTTAGTTTTTAGCAAAGGTGCGGTTGCTAACGGATCAAAAAGAAACATGAAATATTACCCACAAGGGTTAGAAAGAGTGGATAGAGTTTCCAAAAATGGTTCCGCGCCCACTGGTAGGGACGCGACAAACATTGGGCCAAATAACAAACTTCACAACGCGACATATGTTCAAGAATTCAAAGGGTATCCGAATACAAAATTAACCATAAAATCAGATTCCAAAACCATTCACCCAACACAGAAGCCCGTCGCGCTTTTCGAATATTTGATCCGCACATACACCAATGAAGGCGAAACGGTGTTGGACAATTGTTCTGGATCAGGGACAACTGCCATTGCTGCAGAGAACGCAGGGCGTCGTTGGGTGTGCATGGAGCAAGACCCTGTTTACTTTTTTGAATCAGCCAATCGGATCGCCTCACATGTTTAATACAATGCCGCCGCAGTTCATCCTGTGGAAATCCGTTCCTGACATGCCACCCAAGAAAGACCGCAAGGTTCCTTGCGATGTCACTGGTGATGCCACGGACCCCCACGACCCAACAAAATTCATGACGTATGAGGACGCCGCGACGGTTGCTGCGCAGACGGGCTACAACGTCGGTTTCGTGCTGACCAAGGACGATCCTTATTTTCTATTCGATCTCGACGACGTGCGCGATCCTGTGACCGGTGCCTATTCAGACATCGCCCAAGCAGCCGTGGCGCTGTTCCCCGGCGCTGCAATGGAAGTCAGCTATTCCCAGACTGGAATGCACGTCTACGGGCGCTGTGACGCCGAACGTCTGCGAACCAAGCGTCGCAAGTGGCAGAACAATCAGTTCGAATTCTACACCGAAGGCCGGTTCGTGGCGCTTGGTCACGGTGCCCAAGGTGACATTGAAATCGACTGGACCAATCAGCTTGACGGACTCATTCCGACCCGTGACGTCGCCGATCTGGAAGCTGGGCAAGACGGGCCGGTGCCGGAATATACCCTGACCAACATTACCGACGAAGAGTTGGTCGCCAAGATGATGAACAACACCGGATCGATGGCGGCACAGTTCGGTGATAAAGCCAGTGTCCGCGATCTGTTCACCTGTGACGTCGCAAAGCTGGCAGGGTTCTTCCCGTCAGCGACCGGCGATTTGTTTGACCGCTCCAATGCCGATGCCGCCCTGATGGCACATTTGGCGTTCTGGTGTGGTAAAGACTATCAGCGCATGGATCGCCTGTTTAGGGCCGGCGGGTTGTTCCGTGACAAATACGACAAGCGGCCTGACTATCGGCAGTCGACCATCACCGGGGCCATTGCAGGTTGTCGCAACGTCTACAGCGTGCCACAGATTAGCGCCGATAAGCAGCAGGCCAAGGCGGATAAGATCGCAGCGGAATTGCAAAGCGGCGAACTGATGACCGTACAAGAACAGTTGGAGCATTTCAAAGGCTGTGTCTACGTGGGATCACATAACGCTGTTCTGACTCCAACCGGGGCCATGATGAAATCGCCTGAATTCCGGGCGCGTTATGGAGGGCATAAGTTTCTGATGTCGCAGGACGGCACGGACCCAACCAAGAATGCGTGGGAAGCCTTTACGGAGAACAGAGTCGCCCGATATCCCACCGCCGACCGGCTGACCTTCCGTCCCGATCTGGAATTTCAGGATTTGGTGACAGACGCAAAGGGTCAGGTTGCGGTCAATTACTTCGAACCGATCAACGTTCGTCGCATGGCCGGTGATGTTAGACCTTTTCTGAGTCTACTGAACAAGATGATGCCCGACGAACGGGATCGTATGATTATCCTGTCGTACATGGCAGCTATTTGCCAGTATCCGGGACGGAAGTTCCTGTGGGCACCAGTGGTCCAAGGGGCGCAGGGTAACGGGAAGTCCACACTGATCAGCGTCTTGCAGTATTGTGTCGACGGTGTGGTTCAGGGGGTGAACGATGATGAGTCCCAATACGTGACGACGATCACCGCCAAGGATATTGACGACAAGTTCAACGGTAACATGGCGAACAAGACGCTTTGTGTGGTCCATGAAATGCATACCGACAGCTTCAAGGATCAACGGGAACGTCAGGACCATTTGAAGACGCTGGTCACTGAACCGACGATGATGATTGAAGACAAGGGTGTGTCAAAGTATCAGGCCCGCAACGTGGTGAACTTCTTCTTCTGTTCGAACCACCGTGACGCCGTCAGGCTGGAAGACAACGAACGCCGCTTTGCGGTCTTCTATACGGCACAACAGACGGTCGCGGATATCTTAGCACACGGGATGACACCACAGTGGTTCCAAGAACTGTGGTCATGGTTACGAGGCGACGGCTTCGCGATCATCTACGACTATTTGATGACGATGGATATACCAGCGGAGTTCAACCCGGCTGGCGGGGCTACACGCGCCCCCATGACGTCGTCTACTGCAGACGCTGTGTCCGAGTCACGCTCACCTGTGGAGACGATCATACATGAGGCCGTGAAGGGTCAGGAAGACGGGTTTAAGGGTGGCTGGATTTCTACACGCGCCGTCGCGAACCTCTGCGAAGCGGATGGACTGAAGAGACCGGCCACCCGGTCACTGTCCACTGCGTTACGTGCGATGGGCTATCATAGGGTAGGAAAGCTTCGCATGGTAATGCAAGAGGGGGGAATGACCACAGTATGGTCATCTACAAATCGTGGTGAAAATCAAATGGCGACAGCTTGGGAAGGTGCATATTACGACTCCCAAAACTACCCAAAAACGCCCTCAGTTTAGGTACACTCAATAGGTACATGGATTTTTTTGTGACATGTCACACTTTTTTTCATGTACCTAATATGTCTGTATTTACACCCAATAAAACCAAATGATTTAAGTATTGGGTGCGTCTTTTTAATGAATGTTCACAGGGGGGTTCTTGACTAGTGCACCTATTATACCTAATAATCTTTATAAAGAAGTAGAAGGGGAATATGGGGTATATATATACCGTGTAGAACCCCGTGGGGAGCGGTAAGCCCGCGATAGTGCTATTTGGTACAATGGGTCGAGAGAACGGTAGGTGAAGGTTTACATAGAGAAGTGTGACATGTCACGAAACTGGATATAAGCGAAAGGAAAACTGGACTCATGTTAAAGTCAACCGAAACGATAGATGAACTGAAAAACTGCCCGTTCTGTGGTAGAAATGGACTACACAACAGTTCACAGGTTAACATAAAATGAAAGGAACGAAACGATGCCATATGATGAAACTGTGCCTGTCATGAAACGCATTCCAATCACAGCCGCTAAGAAGATCGCCGAAGAATACGGGTACGATCAGGTCATGGTTTATGCCCGCAAGGTAGGTGAGGACGGTGGGGAGCATATGACCACCTATGGTGTCAGCCGAATTCATTGCGCTGCCATGGCGAAGATCGCAGGGTTTTTGAAAACGAAAATTATGGGGTGGGAAAGCCAATGAGCCGCGGTTTCGAAGACATCGCAAACGATCTGATCGGTACCGCACAGACACCGGTCGAAGTCGAAAACCTGATGAACGACTCTGCGTTCTGCGCCGTGCTGGACACCATTGCTTTTAACTGTACGGAATGCGGCTGGTGGTGTCCCATTGACGAAGAAGAGTCTGACGAACATGGGTTGGAAGAATGGACATGTCAGCAGTGCTGTGAAGAAATCGTTTGACTAATAGGTCATGACCATTTAGAAGTGATTCTATCAACAACGAAGGAACGAACTGAGGTATCCCAGCCCTGAGCAAAAAGTTCTTGAAACTATGATCATGGAACTTGCAGGCTTCGACCCGTGTAAAAGCAACATTGATAAGCTGTGGCAGTTTGTGAAAAAAAAAAGGGAAAGAGTGTATACAAGTTCGCGGGGAAACGACACCACCAATCCCGCAACCTTCTTTTGAAAAATCGAAAAGAAAGGAATGATCAATGATCAAGATTGAATTCACCGGCGGTCAGGACGCTATCAATTTTCTGACACACCTAGTGTTACGCCCTGACGTAAAATGTCGTCCTACACGCTATAGCGTAAACGGCGAAGTCGTCCAGCACGGCGCGGAAATTTCCGTTCACGTACCGCCCCGCCAGATGTCCGAAGTATGCGACACACTGCGGACATTACAGGAAGTGACAGGGTCGGGTCGCGTGCGTAACATTGCCTTGAAGAACATTCAGATGGGAATGTTGGTAGAGTTCGAACCGGGACTGATTGGGGAAGTGAACCAACATATCGTCACTTCTGATCTGGTAACCATTGGCGCGCCCGGCGGATTGTTTTATCGCGAAGAGCTTAACACACGCGTTCGGGTGCATCCAAATGGGTGACCAAACAATATCCTGCCGTAGGTTGTTCGCATCTGTCGTTCTGACGGCGCTTGATGATGCAATCACTGACTGTCGCGAGGGTCTGGATGGCGCACGAAACATTCGACTATGGGCTAATTCGCGCGATGGTCGTGAAGTCCTGATGTGCGCCGGGATTGAACACAGTCCTGCGGTCGTAGCCTGTCTGTCTGAATTCGTAGAAAGGGGCGTTCGGACCTCGACCGCTTTGGTGAAGTTATGATATTTCGTGTCGCTGCAAATCAGGCTTTAGAAAATACCGCTTTTGAGGAATGGTTCAACAAGGATCGGGAGGCCGCTGATTGGTGGCGTGACCGGGCGTCATATTGGCCCCGTGTGCAAGCTTCACAACTGAAAGGATTGGGAATATGAAAACGAAGACATTCAGCGGCAAATACAACGTCGTCTATGATCCAGAAAACAACGATTCAATCGTTCGAGTGGATCGCCACGGCGAAGCATGGTCTGGGTCAGTACCGATCCCACACGGCGTGACAATGGGCATGTGGTATCACATCCTTGAGCTGGAACAAACCTTGCGGACTGCAGACGCAGCCTTTGAACGCATGGGTTTCGGTCCGAAATCTATTGCTCGCGAAGAGATTGCCAAAGTTCTTGACTAACGGGTCATGACCCTCTAGAAGTGATTCTAACGAAACGAAGGAGTAGAACAATGGAAGCTATTTTTGTAATCATCATGAGCGCATCAGGTCTTGTAGGATTTGAAGAAATCCCCGCCGGAACCTGTGGTGAACACGTCGAACTTATCCAGCCCGGATTGGACAGTGGTCAACAGGCCATGTGCGCGACCGAAACAACGCTGGACATCCTAAAGTCAATGGGGTCGAACTGATGCCTCACGTAACCGTGGACAGACAATCGCTTTTGACGTTGCTACAGGTGGCGTCAACTCAAGTAACGTCAAGTGTCATTGGTGCCGAACTCTATGAACTAAAGCAGATGTTCAGTGCTCATGAATTGGCGTCAGGGGTTGTCACATCAGATCAAACCAGTGAAACCATTGGAATGTCTCTTGAAGGCAAGGTTCGCAATTACGTCCGTGACAAATGGGGTTGGACGATTGGTGAATACATTCAACCGGGTTTCGAAATTCCTGACCACATGGTGGATCAATACATTGATGGGCAGTCCCCGACATGGCTTATGGAAGTCATCTGTCGTGTCATTGATAACGAATGGTGATTGACTAACAGGCCGTGACCCTCTAGAAGTGATTCGAAACATTAACGAAGGAACAACGATATGAAATCAATAATCGTTATGGTACTGATGGGATCGTGCGCCACCACCCCGGCATTCGCGGACCCTGTCGTTCATTTGGGGTCGTATCACACTGACCGGGTGCTGATCGACGGGGTGTGCGAAATCAATCCCGGCGTCGGGTATCGTTTCGGCAACCATGTGGAAGTTGGGGCGTACAAGAACAGCTTTTGCAATCTATCCACATACATCACGGTCGATTACAGCTTTGACGGGCCATCAGTGTTCGTCGGGCTGGCGTCAGGGTATGAGGGACATGTGCCGGGCGACGTACTGGTGGCCGGTGGATCGTATCACTTCGATTCAGGGCTGACAGTTCGTGTCGGGCCGTCCTACAACCAAGAAACCGAAAAGCTTGGGGCTGTGTTTGGTTTCTCGTTTGCGTTTGACTAGTTTCACCATGAAGCGCCCGTGGATGGTGGGCGAATACGACATGATCAAAGCAAAGCTTCCGACTATGAAGCCCCGGAATTGTGAAAGGTTGGCAACTTATGACATCTATGAGAGGAACCCCTAATGCCTAAAGGTGGAACACAAGCGCCTGTGAAGCGTAAAACATCTGGTCACAAAGTCGGTGATCGCGTTCGGTGTATCAGTTCAGGTTCAGCGTGGCACAAAGTTGGTGACGAACATGTTGTCGTTGAACATCCAACAAGCGGGCTTCCGTCTGTTCCCGCATCCGATGGTTATTTTGATGAAATTGCAATGGCTGTGTCACGGTTCGAAAAGTGTCCCTAGTTTCTGACTACCACACCGCGTCAGAAGCAGCGCTGCGCGCTGGATTGTTCGATCAGTTTCGTCAAGCGTGGGAGTCTGAAATCATGGCTTCCGTTCAGGAACGCCGTCGAATGATCCGTGCAAGCGTTCTGTTCATGGCAGTGTTGACAAGAAGGTCATGACATGACCATTTAGAAGTGGTTCTATCAACAACGAGGGAATGACGAAATGAGATCGCAAAATATTACAAGGTATGCGTTCACCCACGCGCAAATCAAACGCATATTGTCAGAAGAAATAAGGCGCGAAAAGGGTCCCTTAGTTGACCCTGCAAGAATTGTATTACCATACCCGAAAGGAACGACCGGCGGCGCTTGGGTTGACGTGGAGTCGGGTAAATGATCAGAACTTGGATCGGCCTGCTGATTGTCGCTGTGATGTGTAGCACGATTTCAGCCAATATAATCGCCACCGCCGTCACTAACAAGATGGACGAAATCGTCAAGGAGTTGGAACAATGATTGACGTAAAAATCGAACCCAAAAGGATCAAGAAGCGTGACGGGTCGAACGAATATAGAATCGACGTAATCGTTTCAAAAGCTGGTGTTATTCACGAACATGTAGGGTTTGTCTACTGCCGTGACGATCTTGACAGCTTCATTTCACAGCGTCGCACTGCTGCGTGGTCTGTGCACGGGATTCGGTCAGCAGAGCAGGTCTTGTCGTGATAGGTTCCAACCACTGCCGTTGCATTGTGTTGAAGACTCTCGTCCACGAAGATTGTTGGTTGAAGAAACTGGTCACCCGCAGTCGACGGGAGAATTGGAAACTGTTGGGCGACAGTACGAAGCGGTCATCACACGAATGGCCCACTGCGTATGGCACTGTCGAAGACGGTGAAGTTTAACATAGCGAAAGGAATTTCAAATGAAACTGACAATCTTGGGCGCGATCTGCACCACACTTCTTGCAACCAGCGCGACATCCCAGCAGGAACCTATGGGAAACCACTTCCGTGTTTGTGGACCAATGGAGCCGCTGATGTCTGGTCTGGTAAAAGGTTACGGTGAGAGTATTCAAATGGTTCTCAACAACGACATGTCACCAAACGAGGGTGGGCAGACAATCCTGACCGCTAACATCGAAACTGGTACTTGGTCCCTTATCGTAATCGGACCGGACTATCCTGACTTGGTCTGCATTATTCAATCGGGTCAGGGGTTCAGCCATGACCTGATTCAAGAAATCGAACCAATGCGGGAATTTGACGAAGACGCTTGACTAATAGGTCATGACCACTTATAACTGATTCTGTTAGGATTGTCCAAACGAAAGGGCCAGCACGAAAGGAAACGTCATGACATCTACCGATTAAAAATCGTGGAATACCCGGCGGGGCGAAACAATAAGCCTCGCCACACCAACCGATTCAGAAACGAGGAGACCAGAAGAATGCGTATATGCCCTGAATGCCATTTTCACACGATTCCCGATCATGCGACACGCGCTAACTGTTGCCGCCATTGCAGCGACAACCCGCCGTTCGGTGCTCCCCGTATGCTTGCGAAACTGGTCATTGCTGTTCCGGTGGTTTGGCTAATCATTATACTAGGGTTCCATTTCTATGCGTAATCGTCGCCAAAGTCTAAAGTCGTTCATGGATGAATGGTTCGGTGATCAGGTGACGACATGTCCTCACTGCAACGAATACCGGCTGAAGGTCTATAATTGCCCACACTGTGGGATTGACCCCAACGCCCCTATTGTCACCCACATCGTAACGTCGCATGACGGGGTTGAATGGGAAGTCGCGCTATTTGACAAAGACGGTCGCGCTGTGCAAGACATCTATTGTGAGACTCAGGAAAATGCGATTAGTGTTATGGGCCGCGAAAATATTATCCGAAACCCACGCCCTCAAACACATCTTGTGAAAATGAAAGAAAACGGAATGTCAGTCACGTGTTCTTGACGAAATTGGGTGGGACCAATCAAAGGAAACGAAATGTTTAAAATTCTATCAATTGCCTTCGCCTTTCTGGCGACAACCGTACAGGCTGGCAACCTTGTGACAACCGGACTGGACGATCCGCATGTGACGCCACCCGCGCGCGTAACGACGGACTGGTCAGGTCCATATGTCGGTCTAAGCTATGGTCAGACCACATCGACCACGACAACCACAGTGCACGAATACGACACAATCGAATGTGGTCCGACGAACTGCGACGTCGATGTGCCCGAACACCTGATCGGCAACGCTGAATTGAACGCGCTTCCTGAAAAGGTCTACGGCTTGCCCAAGGGTGACCCGAACCGCAACTGTGGTCTGATGACCTATGACTGCTCAACCCATTGGGACAACGCGGGCAACGCGACCGAACTGTGGCTGACAGAAGCGATCACGGTTCAGACTGCCGAATATGACGTGTCGACGGTGACAGATGTTGAAAGTTTCGGCGTTCATGCGGGCTATCGCTGGAATACGGGTGTCGCGGTCACGGGTGCTGAACTGTCGACTGACGGTAGTCTGACAACGCTTGAAGGGTCTGTCGGCCTGCCGTTGGGTGAAATGCTCCCATATGGTTTCGTCGGTGTCGGCCAGTTCGAAGGCAGCGGTGGTTTCGTTGCAGGTGTCGGCGGTGAATGGATGATTGCTAATGGTTTTAGCATCGGCGCAAAGCAGACGTTCGGTGAATTTGGCGACACGTCGACCGCGACGACCGGTCTGCGCGTATCCTTCAACTTCTAAGACTACCGAGGGATCGTTTGTCTTGAACGATCCCTCAACCTGTGCTAGTCGTTCCCTCAAACGGTTCTGAAGGGTCACGGGACAATGGGTTACAAGCCACACGCTAAACGATACAACTATCCTGATGATTTCGCGGGTGATACCGTAAGGGCAAAGCTTTTCACTGTTTGCCGCAATGACCAGCCTGAAGTTGATTTTACCGTTCTGATAGAGTTTAAGGACCGTGACGGTGTTGTCGTCCAAAGCTTCACGCCACCGGTCGTTGACAATACGTTCACTATCCCGAAGTTTTCCATAGCCACCAGTGGGGTTTATTCTTACAACATCGTGTTTAAGTACCCTGATGGTGATATTGAGACTTATGTTTTCGGTAGTATAAAACTGACGGATAGGTGACGATATGGCAGATGTGATCACGATTACGGTTCAGGACGTTGTCGACGAAGTTGGAATCACCGTTATTGGTGAAGAAATCGTCACCCTGACCGTCCAAGAAGTAGGAATGCGCGGTCCAGAGGGTCCAGAAGGCCCACCGGGATCTGGTGCAACACTGTCTAGTGATGCTGATCAATCGTTGACAATCGGATTCGATGGTGGCATTTACTATCAAGACCCTAACGCTAGTTTCGCTGCACTAGACCCCTTACCATAAAGGTTGAACACATGGCACTTCAAAATAACGATCTTTTCGTTGTCGAACGTTCTGGTACACAATTCCGAATGACTGCGAATCAGATCGCCGATTTTGTCGGCGCAGTCCGCGACTTTACGGTTGCCAACATTACATCGCGTGACGCTTTGTCGGGTCTTCAAATCGGTGATCGTGTCTTCGTCACAGACGCGTCTTCCGAAGCCGACGTTGCTGCGGGATGGGCGATTTACCGTCTGGCATCAACAGCGCCAGACGTTTACGAAAAAATCCAAGAACAAGAATCAATGGATGTTGTCGTTATTACAAACGTCGATCTTGGGTACACGTCGGCACCGGGTCAAGGGACGATTACAAACAGTGCTGGCGACAACGCTGTGATCCCGGTGGTCGATGGGACCAACGCTGGCCTTGCGACACCCGCAATGTTCAACAACACACACCAAACAGCGACCGCTGCCCTGACAGCAGGAACTAACCCCGTGACTGTTGACGGATCGCAACAGGTTGGGTTTGATATCGCTCAACTTGACGTGTTACCATAATGCCAGCGCAAACCAGTGATCAAATTGCTGCACAACGTGGTCCGATTGTCGGGAAACTAACAGTTCAAGACATTCTTGATCTTGTGTCTTCGGCGGCTTCAACGTCCCAGACGTTCTTTGCAGAAGAGTCTGGCGCTGTTTCGACCGCAACAGGTAGTGGGTTCCAATGGTCGGCTGGCAATGGTGACGAAACACCACAAAATCACGGTGTCGTTGCTTTAATTTCTGGTACGATTACAACGTTTGCGCTGGAAATCGAAGGATCGACAAGCGCCACCGTGGAAATCTACCTGAATGGTGTTGCATCTGGTGTTTCTGTAACGACCACTGGTCCGTCAAACGTTGTTGACGTGAGTCTACCGATCACCAAAGGTGACATCGTGAACTTTCGCACGACCGCTACCACTGGCACAGGTGACAGTGGTAGGGTTTCTGCACTCTTAGTGGGCACAGCACCAGTCACAGGAACCGCTGTCAACAGCGCTGCGGCCACTGACGGTCAGGAAGCGTACTGGGACGCCGCCGCAGGGGAAGTTCGGTTTCGTGACACGGCGGGTGGTGGAACAGACGTCGCCGAAGTCGGGGCAATAGCCGCCGGGTCAACTCTTGGTCTTGAACAGTCATTGCTTGCAAATGCCGGACAACCCGGCTTGACTGTTTTGGCCGTTGGCTACACTACGTCTGGCAAAGTTCAGGGAACATCCTTGGGCGATGGCAACGTAGTTGAAGCCTATGCCAGTGGTGCTGATTTCAATACGGGAACAGTCCTTTATCGTGAATTTATGTCGCTTGGTGAACCAATCTGCTTCACTGGGCTGTCTAATGGTGCGATCATCACCTCGACCCAAGGTTTCTATGGGTTTTCAGAACAGGTCGATGGTGCCGTTGAAAGTCCAATGCCGCTGCTATCTTACGGCCTATCTTTCAAATCCACTTTCTTTTTCGCATTTCGCAACTGTCAATCATACCTTCCCGGCGCGACCGGGGCGAACCAAGGGTGGATACATGTTGTAAATGGACCACTTACCAGCACGATTCGTCTGGCGAACGGTTCTGGTGTTACTGTTCAAGATCAGGAAAATATCGACCTTGAGCCGTGGCAATATTATCGCCTGTATACCAGTGGCAACCAAGAATATATCTTGGAAGGCACCAACCCAATCATGGCCTGTACCGCCGCGAACATGGACCTTAGTCCACAGGGGCAGTTCTATGATAGCCGGTTGATCATGCCTTTGACGAATGACGGGATTACGTGGCCTCGGTCCGGTCAGATTTCCGCACCCTACAACAACACGCAAGTTGAATTCTTTGTCCGTGACGGCGCAACAGGTTTCATAAACAGCACAGCTGGAAATGGGGTCTCTCCCGGATCGCCGGTTGATTTTGACGCGACCATTGGTGTTGGTACGGGCGCAAATGATGCAGACTATGAACCAAACGGCGCGACCCGCGTCTTGGCCACAGGTCTTGTATCAGCCTTTTCCGGTGCTGACAGTGCTGGGATTGAAGCATCACCTTTGATGCCGACCAGCGCCATGTCGCAGGTTGTTGCGCAGCCTCTTGCCATTGCTGATAATGGTGACGGCGGCAACAGCGGTGTGGCAATCGCCAGCCCGTTCGAAGGAACAGCACGGGTTTATTCGTGGAATACAGCAACCAGTTCACTTGATCTAGAGTATACTGTTCCACTGACACGGAGCGGTGTGGCCATAACCTCAAAGGAAGATCAGAAACACCCCGCTGCCGGATTGGTTGCCAATGACGGTGTGGCAACCAATACCCTTGTGGGGCAACTGAACCCCGGTATCATCATCGCTGATGTGCCAATCACTGCGGTTGTCCAGAACGGACTTCCAACACTTATCCCGTCTATTCGTTCACAGAACGGAACAACCACAACGGGGATCGTCAACGATGACGATGAAACACTGTCTTTAGGCATTACACCAGCTTTAATTAAAGCTGAAATAACCGAAGGAGATGATGGCATTCTTTACCGCCGATCAATTACAGGTGGCGTCGAAACATGGGTAGTAGCTTGACACAAAGGGTCATGACCTGCTAGAAATGATTCGAAACATTAACGAAGGGAACCTGAAAGTGCCTACTGGCGACGAAATACGTGTATACGGTGCGTTGAACCGATTAACTAACCCGACATCCTCAGATGTTTCAGCTTTTTTGAAGGATGTAGACTCGGAAACGGTTGAGGCCATTTGCTTGGATCGTGGATGGAGCATTTCCAAATGACTGATAGGATGAAAAAATTCCGCGACGCTGCGATGGAAGGTCTTCGTGAATCAACATCGGAACACGCAAGTCTCGCAATGGAAATGGTCAACGACCCTGACTGGGGAGGGCGTGTTGGGAACTACGATAATGAAGACTACATTGTACTCAAAAACCCTTACGAACGTGGGGATACGTTAATATTTGATGACAAATTCAACGGTGTTTCAGTAAGAAAATTGACGTCGACAGTGCTTGCGGTAGCGCGACTTATACATGAAAGTGATGTCAGGCATAGAATTACCACGGGGAACTTGTCACTTGTCGGACGTGTTCAAAACATGATGTCACACCTGTACAACATGCCAGTTACCGTCAGACCGTCAGAAACTAAAGAAGGGCGTGTCAATTTAAACGGTTGGGGTGAATTCGATGAAGACGGCTCAAAGGCTGTTTTCGAATCTTTAAAAGCAGCAGATGCTGTAATAACGAAACGGGTTGAAAAATGATATGGATTATCGTGTGGCTATTCGTTTCCAACGTGCTTGCTTACGCATTGGGCAACGAGGGTCGAAACAAACGTAAGGATTTTTGGATCACGGCACTTACGACACCTTTCCTAACGATTCCAATGACAGCCTTTCTAATGTGGCAGTTTGGTCCGAAAGACTGGCGTGCATAGTGAGATAACACGGAAGAAGACGACGCTACGAAAAGCAGAAGAACGCAAGCGTCGTCGTCAGGCCGGTTTCCGGCTGGCGCAAGTTTGGGTGCATGATCTTGATCGTGAAATGTTCGCCGAATTTGTTGACGATCTTCCACATGAAGAACGGTACGCCGCCCGCCCGGTGGGCCGGTCAAAGGTGTTGAAGATGCCGGGAACTTAGTGTACTCGTTACGTGGAACGGAGAACTTCAATGGCGACTTTTCGACCCGAATATTGCCACACGGCGCTGCAAATCTGCCAGATGGGTGGGACGGACCTACAGCTTGCGTCGGCACTTAACGCGAGCCTGACTGAGATTAAACGCTGGCAGTCAAAATACCCGCAGTTCGGTGAAGCGTGCCGTGTGGGTGGCGAAGCTGCGGTCGCGCGGGTTGTCTGGTCATTATATGAACGTGCCACTGGTTACAATCACGACGCGGTTCGTCATGACAAGGTCAAGAAGGAAGGTGTCGATGAAATCATTGTCACCGAATACGTGAACCACATCCCACCCGATGTGGGCGCAATCAAATACTTCTTGGACAACATGGACCCTGAAAACTGGTCATCTACGATCAAGAAAGAACTAACCGGAAAAGACGGTGCGCCGCTGGTGCCAGAAGGTGTCACCGAACTGGTGTTGGAAGACATGAGTGACGAAGAATTGGAAGTGCTGGGATCATATGTCAAACGTAAAGCTACCGACGGCTGAACTGATTGAAGCTGAAAAGCTGAAGCGTCGTCTAAAGCGGTCACAGTTTGAGTTCAGCAGCCACTTCTTCAAGATCGAAGAAGGCATGGACTTTATCGAAGCGCCATTTCATCCCGTGTTGTGCGCCACACTCGATTCGGTCTTCGCTGGTGATGTAAAACGTCTAATCATCAACATCCCGCCCGGCTATGGAAAAACACAAGTCGCGGTGATCGACTTCATTGCGCGCGGTTTTGCGATCAACCCCAAGTCACGTTTTCTTCACATTTCGTATGCGCAACCCTTGGCTTTGGACAATTCTTCTAAAGCCAAGGATCGTATCAAACTTGAAGAGTTCCAACAGCTGTGGCCGATCCAGATCAGGACCGATACGAACGCCAAAGGGCTTTGGCGCACCACAAGCGGTGGCGCGCTTCGTGCTGCTTCGTCAGGTGAGCCAATTACAGGCTTCCGGGCTGGATACGCTGACGACCAGAAGTTTACCGGCGCGATGATCATTGATGACCCTTTGAAACCCGACGACGCCCTGTCTGAAACCGAACGGACCAAGATTAACAAGCGGTATACAGGTGTCTTCAAGTCCCGCCTTATGCACGAAAATATACCAGTGATCATCATCATGCAGCGTCTTCATATTGACGATTTTACGGCCAATTTGCTGAATGGTGCTTCAGGTGAAAAATGGCATCATTTGAACCTGCCGGTGATGAACGATGGCACAGGTAACACCGAAAACTTCACACACGCAATCGAAATCCCCAACGAACTGCCCCCCGGTCCACTGTGGGAATGGAAACATGATGAAAAAGCGATTGAGGTGTTGAAGGCTGACGAATACACGTACAACGGTCAGTATCAACAGAACCCACGCCCGCTTGGCGGTGCCTTGTTTAAAACTGGCATGATGGAACGTGTCGGATTTGACGACCTTCCGACTATGGCGTATCGCCTGATGATTGCTGATACGGCCATGACCGAAAAAACATCTTCGGATTTCACGGCTATAGGTTGCTATGGGTGGGGCAAGGATCAGCGGTTGTATCTGCTGGACATGCTTCGGTTCAAAATGCAAATTCCACAGATGGAGACTGCTGCAATGGCGTTCTGGACCAAACACTTCGACATCACCGATCAAAAGCTTCGCATGCAGATGGGAAGTCTTCGCAAATTCGTTGTGGAAAATAAATCATCTGGTGTTGGTCTGATCCAGCGACTCGGTCAAAAGCGCATGCCCGTAGAGGCCATTGAACGCGGCAAGGGTAGTGACAAGGTCGCCCGCGCGCTAGACACACTTCCTTGGCTTGCAACATCGCCCTTACGTCTTCTGACGCATGACCACACTGGTGCTGAAAACAATTGGGTCGCAGACTTTGAATCCGAAGTGCTGTCATTCACCGCCTTGGGCGACGCAAAGAATGACGACCAGACTGATACGATGATGGACGCCGTTTACCAAACAATGATTAGCGGCCCATCAATGCAGGACGTTCTGTGATGCCCTGTGGCGGTTGTGCAAAGCGTCGCGCCATATTGAAGGAGGTTGCGAGTCAGTTGCGAGAGGGTAATATTGCACAAAGCGGGAAAGACATCGCCAAAATCGCCAAGCATCTTGTGCGGAACCCACCGATGACATCAAAGGTTCGAAGGGTGGTCATCAAATGATTGTCGACCGCCACTTGACCGGGTGGCGTGGGGTATCCTATACACAACATATAGAGTTGTTAAAAAAAATCCCATGTGAGAGTTAAGAAAACATGCAAACAGACCCTTCGACCATCACCGAAACACTTGAAGCGTTGGTCGGCGGCGCTATGACAACCGTCATTGCCGGAATTTCCGGTCGTCTAATGTTTCACTCTATGGAGGTCAAAAACAAACGCCGCAAGTTCTTGGGTCGTGAATTGATCTGGGAAATGCCCGTCGCTGTGGGCATGGCGTTGATTGCTGAATCATTGACAATCAAACTTGGATTAGACGCGTCAATGCGCACAGGAGTTATCGCTGCAATTGCTTTCCTTGGCCCGCGCGTCATTGAAGAATTATTTAACAAGTATGCAGGAACCAAAGAATGAAACGTGACATCATCATAGGTGCTGTCATTCTGTGCGTGTGGTCCGCACTGTCAAATTCAGATCGGATCACATCGCTTTTTCATTAGAAGGGAATACTACACATGCCAATGACCGAAACACAGGCGGAAGCCTTGCGCGCGTGGCGTGAAGTTGACGAAAACTACAGCGAAGCTGCCAAGCTGCTGAACAAGTCCCGTCAGGTTGTCACGAAACAAGTACAGGCCGCATTGCGTTGGGAAGAAGCCGCACCCGGTCACCAAGCCGCAATCGAATCGACCGGTTTGGATATCACGAAGGCCAAGCACGGATGGCGCATCAAAGAAACCAAGGACGAAAAAGGCAACGTCGTTCGTGACTCTGTGTTTTGGAAAGCTGGGTCGGACGACCACGACCCGCAAACACTTGCTGAAACCATTAAGGAAGCCTTGGCGGAGATCGCCCCGGCCACGCCTCTGCCGATGTCAGCAGGATCGGGTGGAGACCTATGCGCCGTGTTCCCCGTGGCCGATCTTCACATGGGATTGCTGACAGACGAAGAGGAAGTTGGCGTTGACTGGGACACCAAAAAGGCCGTTCAGGTGTTCGAAGAAACGTTCGGTAAACTGGTGGGTCGAACACCCGGTGCCGCCACTGCCATTCTGGCGCAGCTTGGTGATCTGACGCACAACGATGATCAGCGTAACGTAACACCGCAGTCGGGTCACCAGCTTGACGTTGATTCGCGCTACTTCATGATCGTTCGCCGCGCCGTGGCTGTCATGAAATGGGCGATTGACGCATTGCGCCAAAAGTACCCGAACGTGATCTATCGCGGTTGTCGCGGCAATCACGACATGACGACCCACATCGCCGTGACCATCGCCTTGTCGGAACACTATCGTGACATTGAAAGCGTAACGATTGTCGACAGCGCGTCGGAATTCTACGTTCATCAGTTCGGCAAGAACATGTTCGCCTTCCATCACGGGGATCGGGCTAAGCCTGAGCGTCTACTTCCATTCATCGCGAACGAGTACGCGCGCATGTGGGGCGAAACCGAACACCGGGTCACATTCAGCGGCCACGTTCACCACGAATGGGTCAAGGAAATGGCGGGGATGTGCTTCCGATCTGTGGGCACAATCATTCCGCGCGACGTACACGCATTCAGCAACGCATACGGTTCCACACGATGCCTTCTGTCGCTGACGTATGACCGCAACGCCGGGGAAATTGCAACAGCGAGGGTTGGGGTATGATGATTGATGAATCTAACGGAACAGTGACTTTTGACAACCTGAAAGACGTTCAGACAGACAAACCACCTGTCGAATCATTCATTGGAGAATTTGACGACGACCCTGTTGAAATGCAGACCACAGGACCAGCCGCCGAACCAATGCCGGTCGCCGAATCAGGCGCACAGCGTGAAAAGCTGACTGCGATTCGTTACGATTACATGCCGTCACTTGAAGTGAATGAATCGTACGCCCGTGTCGCAGAATTCGGCGCGCACAAGTATGATGTCGACAACTGGATGAAAGGCCTTCCAACCAGTCAAATTATGGGGTCGTTGATGCGGCACTGCTGGGCATGGATGCGCGGTGAGGAGTTTGACGACGGGCCAAAGGGTTCAGGATTGCGTCACACCGATCACATCTTGTGGAACGCTGTCGCCTTGGTGTATAACGTGGAACATAATCCTGAATGCGACGACCGCTTTCCAAACCGATTGGATGCCAAATGAAGACCATTGAAGTTGTCGACGGCTTGGTGAATTGGGTTGCGGGACTTGGCCGGGTAGGGATCGACAAGTCGGTTGCAAACGCATACGTTGCACCAACTGCCGACATGATCGGTTATGAAAACCTGTACCGCTCTTCCGCCTTCGGGCGCGCCGCGTTGGAAATCCCTGCTGGGGACATGACCCGCGAATGGCGCACATGGGCAAAGAACGGCGAAGAAATTCGTCAGGCCGAAAAGAAGTTGAAACTTCCCAAGCTGTCAAAGAAGGCTATCATTGAAGGTCGTAAGCAGGGTGGCGCTGCGATCTATATCGGGATTAAGGGTGTTGACGACGAAACGCTTGAAGAACCCCTTGACCCGTCGACCATCGAAAAGGGTGACCTTGAATATCTGACGCTTTTCACACGCAACGAATTGACCGTCGTTGAACACGAAGACGATCCACTGTCGCCGCGCTATCGCAAGGGCCGGTTCTATTCTATCAACCGTGGTAATCACAGTGCGGGCTTGAAGATTCACTGGACCCGGTTCGCGTGGTTCGGGGGCAATGAAACGTCTTCGGAAGTGTACGAAACCCAAGACGGTTGGGACGACTCCGCCTACGCCACCTTACAACCCCATATTGAAGGTGCTGACAGCGCATTGCGCAACATGCTGGCACTGATTCACGAAGCGCGGTCGGAAGTTTTGAAAATTCCGAACCTTGCGTCATACTTCGAAGACGAACAGTCAGAAGCGAAGCTTTCCCGCCGAGTCATGACCACGCAGCACATGAAGTCAACGCTTCACATGATGGTCATTGACGCGAACGAAGACTACGTTTCCACGAATCAGTCGTTCACAGGTGTCATTGAAGTATTCCGGGCGGCTCTTGAGGCACTTGCGGGAAGTTCCGACGTTCCCGCGACCCGCTTTCTGGGTACGCCGCCCAAGGGGTTGAATTCCACAGGTGAATCAGACCTTCGGAACTATTACGATTCAATCGCGGCGTTACAAAACAACGACTTGTCCGAATCACTTCGACTTCTTGACGAAGTGCTTTATCGACACGTCACGGGGGAAGAGTCTGAGGACATTGACACGACGTTTGTTTGGAACCCACTGTGGCAGTTGTCCGAAAAGGAAATGGCCGAAGTCGCCGAATTAGAAGCCAAGACGAACAAAATGTACGTTGACATGGGTATTCTGGACGAAGAACTTCTCGCCGCCGCGATCCTGTCACAAGTCAAAGAACGGGGCATGTACCCCGGCCTTGAAAAGCTGTTAGAGGAACTTTCGGATGAATCCGACGCCATTCAGATTACCGCCCCGATTGAAACCAACAATAGGTCGGGCAACGCGGACCAAACGCAAACACCGACTTAATTTCGCCAAGATCATGCGGGACGGGTTGCGTCGACAGGTTCAATACCTGAATGATGAATTCATTCCGCGCGTTCTGGCGATCAGTCCGGCGTTCGTTCGCGATGCAGAACCTACAGATAGTGTTGATGAAATGCGTCAGGCGTTCGACCAAATCGCCGACGACATGGTCGAACGCGTCACCGTTCTTGAACGTGACGTCGCCACTGACCACACAACAGATTGGATCGCAAACGTTCGTCAGGCGGTAGGTGTGGACATATCCGGCATTATCACCACAGGTGAACTGACGGATCCGCTTCAACTCTTTACACAGTCAACGGCGGGTCGCATCAAAGGCATTTCAGCCGACCTTGCCAATGACATCGCCCGTGAAACACTTGAGGCATTACGTCGGGGCGAAACTTCGGATCAGTTGGCGCGAACGCTCTCGCTTCGTTACAACACCGTATTGCACGGCTCACACGTCAACCGAACAGCGGAAAGTCGTGCGCGCAATTTGGCACGCAAGAGGGTCGCAACACGTCGTCATGGTGACCCTATAACAGGTACAGGTGTCCCATATCGCTATCAGTCGCGGTACGAATTCATTGCCCGTGACCAGCTCGCGAAGCTCACAGCGGAACTTGATCGTTTACGTCAAGAGCAAATCGGTATAGAGGAATATGATTGGGGTACGTCGCGCGACGAGCGTGTCCGGTCGTCACACGCTCGCATGCACGGGAAGCGGTTCAGATGGGATCATCCACCTCCTGAAACTGGACATCCGGGTGAAGACTATCAATGTCGGTGTGTTGCACGCGCCGTGTTTAGCTGATAAAGGTTTGGTATGAAGAAGAATAAGAACAAGCGCGGTATTGTGGGAGATGGTGAAAAACTGACGATCCCGATGCCGTTAATGGACACCGGTCGCGAAGTAGCCGGTGATCAATTTTCCCTTTCTGATACTCTGACACTACAAAGCCCACGCATGACCCGTGACGGATACATGTTGGTCGACATTTTTGCTGCGCGAACAGGTATTCAGAATTACAGCGGCGCAGAGTTGGGTTTGATTGACGCGGATGTTGTTGCGGTGTACCGTCCCGAAGACGAAGTTTTTGACCGCGACTCTCTCTCCACGTTCGCACACCGCCCTGTCACTAATGACCACCCGCCGGTACTCGTGGATGCTTCCAATTATAGCGAGTACGCAAATGGGTTCACAGGGTCCGATATTACGCGAGTTGATGACAAGGTCAATATGCAAGCCGTCATCGGTGATAAGGTATTGATCGACGCAATCCAAGCTGGTAAACGTGAATTGTCAGCAGGGTATACTTGCAACATTGAATTTGTGAAGGGTGTCACGAAAGACGGCGTCGTCTATGACGCAATCCAACGCAATGTAATAGTCAACCACGTCGCTGTGGTCGATGCCGGTCGTGCCGGTCACAACTGTCGCATTGGCGACGCAACAAAGGATGAGAAACTTATGCCAACCCCCAACCTTAAGACTGTGACGTTCGATGGTTTGACCATTGAAACCACGGATCAGGGCGCGGAAGTAATCGCTAAGCAGGCAAAAATGCTTGATGACGCGAACGCTGAAATCACCCGCCTAACAACCGATCACGCGACTGAAATCGCGGCCAAGGACAAAGAACTTGGTGAAAAAGAAGCTGATCTGCAAAAGCTGAAAGACTCTGAACTGACACCAGAAGCGATTGACAAACTTGTTGCCGACCGCGCTGCTGTTACCGATTCTGTCAAGAAGCTTGGCGTCACCGTAGACACAAAGGGTAAAACGCCAGCCGAAATTCGCCGCGCAGCTGTTGCTGCAAAGCTTGGTGACGCTGCTGTCACCAACAAGTCTGACGACTACGTTGAAGCACTATTTGACCGTTCGTCTGCCGAAGCCCCCGACGCTTTTCGTTCAGCCCTGATCGCTGACGGTGCGGGCAATGATTCCAACCCACAGGGTCAGGACACCGAATATAATAAAATGCTTGCGGACCAGCGCGACGCATGGAGAGGCAAGGAGTCTTAAGTATGCCAGCCGTTCAGAATTCTTACACCGAACGCCACGCGGTCGCCCAACTTGGTATGATCGCCGACACGCGTTTCAAAAGTGTGCGGTCTTTGACTTATACAGGGGCGGACGTCCTTGGGTTCGGTATCGCACTGACACGCGGTGCCGACGACAAATCTGCTGATTTTGGGGGCGCAGTCTTTGCCGGGATCGTCGTATCCACACAGGTACAGGACGCCGCACTTGCGACCGATGGTTATGCTTCCGGCGAGTCTGTTGGTCTGCTTGACATCGGTTCCATTTGGGTTGCCCCAGCTGCCGCCGTTGTTGCTGGCGATCCTGTGACATTTGACGCTGCGACAGGTGCACTCTCTAATACAGGCGGCATCACCATTGTAGGCGCAGAATATGAAACCAACGCGAACGCTGGTGACCTTGCCCGCATCCGCATGAAATAAGGGGAGGCCTGAAATGCCTAACTATACCATGACAGACGCAAGCACTCTTGCGTTCGTTCAATCCCAAATAACCCATGTCGAGTCCGCTGTCTACCGCCAGCGTTACCCGAACATTCAGTATGCCGGACTGATCCCCGTGGACAATTCGGCGAATGATTGGGCCAAGACGGTCACGTTCTACAGCATGGACAGCGTCGGTTCGGCAAAGTTCATCAACGGCAACGGCGACGACATGCCGATGGTCAACTTGAACAAGGCCCAGCACGAGTCATCCGTCCACATGGCGGGCATTGGTTATCAGTACAACTTGGAAGAAGTGAACCAAGCGCGTATGCTGAACATCAACCTGCCGGGCGAAAACGCGATGACCGCGCGCCGTATCTACGAAGAGTTTGTGGACAAGTCACTTCTGGTTGGTAATCCCGAAAAGGACATGGCCGGTCTTGCCAACTATCCGGGTATCGCCATTGTTGCCGCACCGAACAATGGCGCTGGCACATCCGCTCTATGGGCTGATAAGAATGCTGACGAAATTCTGTTGGATATCAACAACATTCTGTCCGGCGTTTACATCGACAGCCTTAATGTTGAAATGGCGGACACCATTCTTCTGTCAGAAGAGTCTTATGTCCAACTGGCAACCAAACGAATTGAAGGCACTAGCATGACGCTAATGGCTTACATCATGGCGAACAACATCTTGAAGATGCGTTTTGACCGTGATCTGACAATTCGCACACTTCGTGGTCTTCGTACCGCAGGTGTCGGTGGTGTCGAACGGATGGTTGCATATCGTCGTGACCCGGAAGTTCTGAAAGCACATATTCCAATGCCTTTCCGCTTTTTGCCAATGCAGACACGAAACTTGCAGTTCGTTGTTCAGGGAGTCTTCCGCTTCGGTGGACTGGATGTACGTCTACCGGGCGCGATGCGATATCTTGACGGTATCTAAATTCTGACACGTTGACAGACGACCCCCCCCCGTGATTGCTCAGGGGTCGTCAAACGAAACATTAAAAGGGTGTATCAATGGCGTATGTCTCAAACCTCACGAATAACACTGAACAAAAACTGGTATGTTCTGCTTCTTTCACTTTGAACGCTGGTCAGTCACGCGGCGCAACACTTGAAGACGTTGCAGCTATGAACCAGAAGGTCATGACCGCTTGGTCAGACGCGGGTATGATTGCCATTAAATCGCTTGGTGAAGAACCCAAAGCTGCGGAAGAACCCAAAGCTGCGGAAGAACCCAAAGCTGCGGAAGTCGAAAAAAAGGTCGCAGGAAAGAAGGTATCAGCCAAGATGCCGGGGACCAAGTAAGATGTCGACAAGCCCGTTAAATACACCACCTGACGTTGATATGTTGTTCACACGGTTTCCTGTTTTTCAGGTCGTTGACGGCGGGCTTGTCACAATGATCATTTGTGAAATGGTCGATCAGATCGGTGACGCGCGTCGCTGGTGTGGGAATTCATACAATAGCGCCATTTTGTATCTGACGGCGCACGCATTGACTATGCAGGGTGAGCCTGAACGGTCGATTGCAAACGCAAAGCAGAATGGCGAAGATATTGAAGGTGTTGTGCAGACCGGCGCGGTCACACAGGTCAAGGTCGGTGACGTCGAAACTCGGTTCGATTCGAACACGGGGCCGCGCGGACAACTTGACGCACAGTCACTTCGCAACCTTTCCGGCGATCAGGTCGACTACAGTCTGACTCATTATGGTCGCCAGTATTTGAAACTGCGCCAGAAGAACTTCGGTGGCCCACGGGTCTTTGCCTGCACATGATAAGTATAAATAGTGTACGAAATGGGACGCGACAGCTTGATAGAATTCTTCGGGGTTTTCGTGGCGCGTCCAAGGTTAAGGTTGGCTTTCCGAAAGGAACAGACGGGTCACCGGGCGGCATCTTGGACCGCGCCATTTACAATGAATTTGGTACACGTAACATACCCGAACGACCCTTCATACGCAACGGGCTTCGGGAAGGAGTCCCACAGCTTCGACGTACCGCCCGTGTGGTAGCCGGTAAAGTCATCAGTGGTCGACTCACGCCCCGGCAGGGTCTTGGTCAAATGGGTGAGCAAGGCAAGCAGTTGATTAAGAATTCTATCACTGATATGCGTAACCCACCGAACGCGGGTGTCACCATTGAACGCAAGGGGTCTTCCAACCCTCTGATTGATTCGGGCGACATGCGAAAAGCTGTGAAATGGGAAATTGGCTGATGTCTATTACAAACGCCGCAATTGCGATAGACATTCTTGAGGACCAGTTTGCAGGACAGGTTCGCCTACGCCGTCGTGTCGGTGGTCAATATGTCGATGGTCGGTGGACCGAAGGGATTGCCCCGCAGGACTTACCGATTCGCGGTGTAATCTACCACATGTCGTCCGAAGAACAGATGAACCTTCCTGAAAACTTGAAGCGAGATGACAACCGCTACTACTGGACGCGTCGTGAACTTCGCATACAGACCCGTGACGAACAAGAAGATCAGCTTGTATATCAAGGCAAGGTCTTTGACGTCTTGAAGGTCTGGGAACGCTTCGAAGGAAGCTATCACAAGGTTATGATCGGGCGGAACCATGTACGAACAAACACAATTTGATATTCTTCGACCGTGGATTATCCGGGCCACCGAACTTCCCGAAGTCATCCTTGCTCACAGTGGCGCACCCCGGCCTGATGACAACTACGGCCTTCTCAATCTGATTCGTTCAACACGAATCGGGCGGCCCGAATCATACGCTTATGAACCCAATACTGACGGAATTCCGGGCACTGACGTTCCGTTTTTCGAAGTGGCCGTGCAAGAGTTCGAATTCACATGGTCATTCCATGTATACGCGAAAGACCCGATCAACGTCGCAAACCGCCTTGTGGTGTGGGCGATGACCGGCGCTGGTCGTGAATCTTTGGGTGAACTGAACATGTTCAATATCGCTGACATACAGCGCATCCCTGAACTGGTTGAAAATAACTGGAATGACAGAGCTACAACAGAACTTAGAGTCCGTAGCTATGTCTGCACCGGCACTAGCAATCATCAAGGAAACGAGGTATTACTAGGACGCGTCCCTGTGGACGTTGCCGAAACCGTGTCTGTATTGTTCCCCGGAACAACCCCGGCATTATCGTTAACAACAGTCAAACCATAGGAGTCTGACACATGGCAACACTGCCTTATTCACGGGTCGTTGACGTCAATCTGACGCGCCAAGACAACTTCCCAACCCGCGCCGGTTTCGGTGTACCACTGATCGTGACGACACAAGAAGTATCTGCTACAATCAATCCGACAACACTAGAAGTTTCTGCTGCAATCGACGCTACAACACTTGTTGCAACCTTTGGCACACTTGCCGAAGTAGAAGCCACTGTGGGCGTGACCGGCGAAATCTACGAAACTGCACGCACGATCTTTTCACAGAACCCATCCCCGAATCAGGTTAAGGTCGGTTTCGTGTCAGCCGCTGCCGCAACTGGTGTGCCGACTGATGTCGAAATTACAACAGGCATGTCAGCGATTGAAGCGTTTGACGACGGCTTCTATTGGGTAATTCCAACACAGAACCTTTTCGACGCTACTGCTGACCAAACCGCAATGGTGGCTTTTGCGGAATGGATCGAAACGCGCACGAAGCTTCTGGTTCTGTTGTCAGATGACGCAAACACTGAAAGCGTTGCGGACACGACAAACATCGCCGCGAGGCTACAGGCTTTGGAACTGTCCCGCACGACCGTTGCGTATCACGACTTGGGTGATCAGCTTCAAGCTGGAATCGTTGCATATGGTGCGACACGAAACTTTGATGATGCGAATTCGCGCTACACCATGAAATTCAAAGGCATGTCGGGAATTCGCACACTGGATCGCAATTCCGGGGCTGTGCAAGCCGTTACGGGATTCGTACCGGGTCTTGGGCTGGACGCAACACAGGGTCACTTCGCAAACGCTTACGTGAACGTCGGCGGCGAAAGCTTCGTGACAGAAGGCTCAATGGCTGACGGTGGTTTCATTGACGAAATCCACTTTCAGGATTGGTTGATTTCACGGACGCAGGAGGAAGTTCTTGCGGTATTCCTGAACACGCCAAGCGTTGAATATTCCGACCGAGGGTTCAACCTGATCGCGCAAGCTGTGCAACGTGTTCTGAACCGGGCGCAGACAGCGGGGCTGATCGTTGATTACGAAGACACCAACGGTGACATCGTTCCTTGGAACGTTGCCGTCCCGCGTGCATTCAGCGTCGCAGCGTCTCAGCGTCGTCAGCGAATCATGCCTGCAATTGAGGTGACATTCCGTTACGCAGGGTCGATTCACTATTCGACTATCAACTACACCATGACATTCTAAGGAGTCCCTGAATATGGCTGGAAATTTCACATCATTCTCTTTTGAGAACGTCAGCGTCGAAATCGACGGCGCTGAGCTTAGCGGCTTCTGGGAAGGTGACGACCCGGTAATGTATGAGCGCAACAAGGCCACGGGTAATCCCGTGGTTGGCGTTGATGGTTGCGCTGTCGTCTCACGCCCTGTTGACAAGTCGCGCACGGTCACACTGCGCTTCCAACCCAACAGCGTCGGCCACCGCGTCCTGACAAACAAGTTGCGCGCTATCGAAAATAACCAAATCTCGCTTTTCGGAATTTCGATCACTGACACTGGTAATGGCGAAGGTGGCGCGTCCGCCAGTGCTACAATCATCGAACAACCGAACGTCAGCATGGGTGAAAACGCTACCGCGCGCGAATGGAAGATTTTCGCAAACGATTGGGTTGAAAATGAAGTGACCTATGGTTGATATCAGGCGCAGATCACGTTAAATCTGCAAATACCGCAGAAGCCCGCGTCAGCCTTCACAGGTCCACGCGGGCTTCGAACAATCTGAACCGAAGAGAAGGGAGCTATCCAATGGAAAAGAAAATCGGACAGCGCACATTTCGTGCGGACAAAATGGTCGCAAGCGTGGCCGTCACATACATGTTTCGTATTGGCAAAATCGCTGCACCACTGCTTGCAGGGTTAAAAGGTGTCAAGATTGCCTTACTAATGGACGACGGGGGCATCAAAGGCGATGACACTAAGACGTTAGAAATCATAGCAGGATTCCTAGCTGAACTTGACCCAGTTGAGGGTCAAAAGCTAGTCATTGAACTGGCAGAAAAGGCAGAAATGATGCAGCCCGGTGGACATTATGAGCCCGTTATTTTTGATGCGAATTTTTCAGAAAACGTAATGGACGGTTTCCTTGTGGCTGCATTAGTGATACAGGCGAACTTCGCAAGTTTTTTCGGCGGGAAGCTGGGCGTAAAGTAACGAACAGCGAATCATCACTGAGTCAATCGCAAATAAAATCGGCGGCCCCCACACTTGCCGCCGATCCTGCTAAGGCGTATTTGATGCGGCCCACTCTTGCTCAACCGCCGTTATGCAGTCTTGCGGAACTAAAAACCGTGCTGACAATAGACGACTTAGCTGATATGCATGAAGCGTTGAGCGTCAGGGAATTGGCGTCACAAGTCGCGAAGCGTGATGCTGGAAAGAATAAAAGGTAAATCCGAATGGCGATTCTTGACGAACTGATAGCTGTATTAGGGTTTGACTTTCGGGGCCGAAGAGATGCGGACGAATATCGTAGAACTCTTAATGGGGTTGATCGTCAGCTTGAAGGTGTTGGTCGAAGAGCCGTAGGGTTTGGCAGATTGATAACCGCTGCCATCGTAACTCTTGGTGGTGCAAAAATTATTGGCGCTGCTGTTTCTTTTGAAGAGGCGATGGCTGACATCAACAAGGTGGTGGACGCGACTCCCGATCAGATCGCCAGCCTTTCAGACGAATTCCTAAAAATGTCGCGGGAGCTTCCTGTTTCCGCAGAAGGTCTTGCAGCTATCGCCGCAGAAGCCGGTGCCGCCGGTGTGGCATTCGATGACCTGCCCGGATTTGCGCGACAAGTGGCACTTGCTGTCACGGCGTTCGACCTACCCGCCGAACAGGTCGGTGAAACCATGTCAAAGCTTGCCACTGTTTTCGGCTTCAATATCGAACAGATGGGTTTTTTTAACGACACGGTCAACCACCTGTCTAATAACATGGCAGCAAAAGCAGGGGAGATCCTGAACTTCACCAATCGCGCCGCTGGTGCCGCCACTTTTCTAAACCTCACAGCAGAGCAGCTGGCCGGTGCTGGTGCCGCATTAATCGCCGTGGGTGTTGTTCCGGAAACCGCTGCACGCGGTTTCAATGCACTTGGTAACAGAATTCAAAACGACGCAAACGGTGTCAGTGAGGCACTAGCCCTTGTGGGCATGACGACCCAACAGTTACAGAGTGATTTGGCAATAGATGGCGATGGGTCACTAGTCAAGCTGTTCGCATCGTTGTCCGATTTGGATACTCGTGATCAGGCCGAAGCCTTGACTGGTTTGCTGGGAATGGACTTCAGCGATGATTTTTCAAAACTACTGTCCAGTCCTGACACACTTGCACAGGCTATTGCGGCAGCGAATGACGAAACCGTAAACGGTGTCAGTCTACAGGACGAGTTTAATGCCCGTGCTGCGACAACAGCGGCAAAGTGGCAGCGAGTTAAGAACATACTGACGTCAGTCGGCATAGTTCTAGCAGGGCCACTGTTAGACGGTTTCCAGCGTGTCGCCGACTTCGTGTTCACCATTGTGAGCGCGTTTGACCAAGCAGGAGGTGGTGCAGAGGGTCTCGCGGCTGCTATGCAGACCATTGGCCTACCCGTTGATGTGGCAGACATAAACGAGTTTGCTACACAGGTCGTGAATGCCTTTGAGGTGATAAAATCCGCTGTAACTGGGTTTGTTCAAGTATGGGTGGGCCGACTTCAAGAATTTATGGCTACCGAATCATTCCAAGAAACGGTGGCACAGTTCGCAGAAGCCGGTTCGCGCCTAGGTGAAATCTGGGCAAAGTTGCAAGAAATTCTTGCTTCCGAAGGCGGTCAAGAAATGATCCGCATCATCAAAGAGGTGACAGACGCCCTCTTTGAGTTATGGGCACAGATTATCACCAGCGGCATTGCTCTAGCATTTGATAACCTTACCACTGCGATACTCGGATTACTGACCGCATTTGGTCAAATCATTAATGGTGATTTCCAAGGGGCTATGCAAACCCTTATCGACACCTTTGGTAATCTGAAGGAGAACATTGAGGAAGCTCTCGTGAAGCTTTCTGAGTTTGTGGGACAGTTTGCAACGGACCTTGGTGCTGCCATTGGTGACGGAATTATCGCAGGTGTAAACACCGCGATTCAATTCATTAATGACCAGCTAGACGCGTTGGTACAGGGCATCAAAGACACATTATCGTCTTTGAACCCATTGTCATCCGAACCGACATCGCCAGAAGATTTGCAGAACATTAGGGATCGGGCCGCTGCTGGTGAATTTAGTGCACAGCCGTCACAATCTGGACGTAACGAAAATGGTCTGACCCCCGTGGAACAGACTCTTGCCAACATGGAAGCCGCGCTTGAAACTGGTGCGGCTGCGGCTTCTACTGTTGCGAATCTTGAAACTGGTGCGGCGGCGGCTGTCGAACAGACCTTGAACACCGACAACACACGGAATATCACGCAGAACGTGACTAACAATACGACCGTCAATCAAACCGTGACAGGCGCTACAGCCCCGGAAGAAGCCGCGCGCGCCACGAATGCCGCCGTCAAACGTGGGACCGACCGGGCGCTAACTGTCAACAATTCAGGGGCCGATAGCTGATGCCATTCCTTTGCCTGCGTTTCATTGGTGCAATTCCCGTCACCATTATTACTGACGAAGAACATGTGACCGAAGTTGGCATCACCAGTCTTCCTGTTGAATTCGGTGCGGATATTACGGACCACGCGTATATTCGACCCAAAACGGTCACTCTTAAGGGGATGGTAGGCACAGGTACTCCCGGCATTGTGGGGTCGTTTATCAGTGCCGCGTCATATCAGTCGATTCTGACCTACCAGAAGTCTCGCGTACCGTTCACACTGGTCACCGGACTAAGTGTCGACCGTGATATGCTGATCCAATCTGTATCAGTCCCGCGAAATACTGAAAACGCGGGTGTTCTTGAATTCACAATGAAGTTGAAGCAGGTTCTAATCGTTAGTTCAGGGTTCAATGCTTCCACGATTGGGGCGATTGCTGGCGGTCAAGCAGCTGTGTTGACCGCTACAACACTTGCGTCGGGTGTTACGGCACGTCGGGCATCGCCCACCGTGAAACGTGGTGACAACGTCGTCAAGGACGCCAGCACGGACCAGACGACACCGGAAGGTCGTCGGAACCAAAAAGCCGTTGAAAAGGTCAGGGTGTAATCATGGGACTACAGCGCATTGAATTGAACAGCAATCCCGGTCAGGAGTTTTCCACAATCATTGACGGCGTTCGGGTAGTTTTCCGATTTCGTTACAACACGAAAAGCGAACGTTTTTACTTTGACGTTAGTACGGGTGATACGTTGATTTTGCAGGGTCGCACACTTGAATCAAACGTTGATCTGTTTTCAGGACTCGGGTCGATATCTGACACATATGGCGCGCTATTCTGTGTGGACATTGACGACAAAGACCGCGCGCCCACGCTAGACAACATTGCCGACGGAAACGTTAGAATTTTTTTGAAAACGGAAGAATGATATGATTGGTCAAAAGTATCTTCGCGATGTGTTGCTTACCACAACAGCCGGTTCGTTTTCTGATTTGAAAATTTCGTTCGATGTGGAAAAGACAGTGTCGGGTGAGCCGAACGAAGCTTCTATTCGAATATGGAACCTGAACGATTCTTCACGCAATACGATTAATGAGGAATTGACACTGATTACACTTGAAGCGGGCTATTTGTTCGAAGGAAGTCGCGGGGTGATCTTCACTGGTTTTGTTAGAGACGTCACACACGAACGAATCGATACAGATATTGTGACGACCATTGAAGCCGGTGACGGCGACAAGGCTGCACGGCGATCATACATCGCCAAGACCTACGCAGCGGGAACCGCGATACTCGACGTGATCAAAGCAATTCAGTCGGAAATGGACGACGTCGCGCTTGGTGAAGTGATCCTTCCAGAAGGCATTGGAGACCTGAAACGATCCCTGTCGTTCATGGCACCACCCCAACGCTGTCTTAACGAATTGGGCAGAACATACGGCTTCTACTGGTCGATCCAAAATGGGGCGCTTGAAATCATACCCGGCGACGGCTTCATGTCCGACACTGTGGACATCACCCCGACAACGGGTCTGATCGGTGTACCGTCGATCACCGATTCGGGAATCATCATACGCTCGCTTATGAACGCACAGATCAGACCGGGTCGTAAGATCAACGTCCAATCTGGCACAACATCGCGCGCCGGACAGGATGGTGAATATAGGGTTTCATCTGTGGCGTATTTCGGCGATAATCGCGACGGTGACTTCGCTTGTGAAATCGAAGCGGAACTGATCAACGACGGAAAGACGGTGAAGAAATGACGGGACTTACCGGAAAAGCCACGCGGCGTAGCAAGACAGCCGGTGTCGGTCAGGCTGCACAGTCTGAACGTCGTGACACCCACGGTCGCTTGCCCGGTCAGATCGTCAGCTTTGACCCCGGCACGCAGACTGCCAGCATTCGAATCATGCACATGCCAATCGTCAATGGCGAGCCGATATCACCGCCGGTCCTAGAAGGCGTACCCGTCAGTCAGCCGCGCGGCGGTGGTTTCGCGATCACCACACCGATCGCTGCGGGCGACTACGTGGACCTGACCTTTGACGATGTAGATACGTCCGGGTTCTACGAAAGTGGCGGGCAGTCAGCACCCGCAACAGGGCGTTTGAATAGTCTGTCGGATGCCACAGCTACGATTGGTCGCCAGCCGTCAGGGATGGCGCTATCAGGGTATGACGTTTCGAACATTTTCATCGGGACAGAAAGTGGTGCCCACGGTTTGCGAATCTCCCCCGGTGGTCAGGTTGCGATTGACGGTGCCGGTGAAGAACTGTTCACCATTCTGCATGAACTTCTTAACACCTTAGCAGGCGACAGTGCTGATACCACGAGGTCTTCACCATCAACACGCCCGCTAAATGGCAATCCGACCTATGTGGCTTTGGCTGGTCGAATCAACGCAATGAAATTGAGGTAAACGGTCAATGGCCACCTATACAGCACTTTCCACTTCCCCGGCCTATCCGAACACAGGGGCACATGATATTCACTTTGAAAACAACAACTTGGTTGTTGTGACGGATCGTGAAGCTGTTGCACAACGCGTTCGTCAACACTTGGAAATGTATCAAGGCGAATGGTTTTTGAACACCGACGCAGGGGTTCCGTGGTTTCAATTCATTTATGTGGAACCATTCGATCAGTCCACCGCCGAGTCGCTTTTGAAGGCTGCGATCATCGACGTTCCCGGTGTTGCAGAAATCACCGAATTCATGGTAAGTGTAGACCAAGCAGGCCGAAGCTTCGCGCTTCAAAGTGTCGTTGTCCGCACAGAATTTGACGAAGAGGTCCAAGTCTAATGCCAGCACCGTATGGAGTCACCGACACAGGGTTTTCGACCAAAACTTTGTCAGAACAGCTTGCCGAAATTGAAGTCCAAATGGTGGCTGCATTTGGTCCGGGTGTAGTACAAGACGCACAGTCACCCTTGGGTCAATTGAATGGACTTTTCGCAGATGCTCTTGCCGAGTTATGGGAAGTGGCACAGGCGATGTACGGGTCATTGGACATTGATCAAGCCACCGGCTCCAGACTGGATACATTAGGCAAGCTTCGCAGAATCGAGCGCGTTGTTGGACAATCTGATGCAGAATATCGCCTTGCGATAAGTCAAGGCGGATTTGGTGACCAGAAAACCCGTACTATTCGGAATCGAATATTTGAGGTTTCAGAAGTAACCAGTGTACAGATTATTGAAAATTCAACATCAGATGTCAGCAGTACAGGGCTTGCGGCGCACACTTTATCCATTGTTGTCCAGGGCGGCGATGATGCTGAAGTTGCAACAGCCATTTGGGAGAACACAGTCGCTGGGATCGGGCTACAGGGAAACACCGCTGTCGAAGTTGTAAGTGACGGTTTTTGCCAAACCGTAAGCTTCACACGCCCAACCCCTGTGGAGTTAATCGTAGAAGTGGACGTATCTTTGCAGCTTGATCAGTGTGATTGCGCGCCGGAAGACATTTCTGTAATGACAGCCGGGTTGGTGGCGGCGCTGTCAGATGAATGCGGTCTTACGACAGGTGCAACTGTCACACCGGCTGTCATTGAGCAGGTGATCAACCAAAATAACGGTATTCGAGTCGAAGCTGTTCGACTTTCGCGCGACGACACGACCCCACAGTTTCAAAATGTGGCATTTAGTATTGAAGAGTTGCCGACAGTTTCGGCACAGAATGTGACGATTGAGTTCGTTGATTACGCCGCACCGACAATAACACAAGGGGTGTAAAATCATGTCGACATTCGGCTTCACCCCCACCGATGATCGAACCGAGAAGCTTGCAACACAGTATCGCGAGAGCCCTAATCTTCAGTCGGTGATTCGTACATATTTGGATTCCGCAGGGGAAGTGGCACCAGTAATTTGTAGCGTTTTCGAAGTAGACATTGATACTTCTACTGGTGATCAACTAACTCAAATAGGCAAGATTCTGGGATGGGGTAGGGAACAGTGCGGCGGCACCCGACCCAAAGTATTCGGCTTCACCTGTGAAGATGAGTGCTCATCACTAGAGACACCGATTGGCGGGTTTTGCGACAATTGGGTGGGGGACGATTGCGACAATAACAGCTTGTTCGGTGCGTTTTCCTTCGAAGACGATGAGCTATATCGTCGTTTTCTGAAAAGTGTTGTTTTAAAATATGATAATGACTATAGAAGGTCGACACTGAAGCAGGCGCTTGCCATACTTTTTGGTGAAGACTCTGTGGTGTATACTGAGACACCCGGCACTATCTCAATTTCAAGCGGCAGGGCGTTGACCAGTGATGAGATATCTATAGCACACCTGTTCAAACAGGTTCTACCCATTGCGCCCGGTGTGGGCGTTGATATATATGAAACCCAAACTTCAAAGCCCTTTGGGTTTGGAGAAGGTTGGGGTGGTTTTTGCACAGGTGAATTCCCCGCACCAGTTTACAAGGAGTCTTAGAATGACAACACCTTTTGAAGTATGGGCCAACGGTCCCACTGCTGACCTGACAATTCCTTCAATTTCCCAACAGGATCAAGGTTTTGTATGTGGACCCGCCGACCCCGCCGTGTTCAACCAAATGTTCAACTGGTTGACATCACAGGCACAGGATGCCGATCTCCGAATCGAGGCTTTGGAATCGAACGATCTTTCTGATGACGCCTCTGTAGCAACACTCGTTGCCACTGTGAACCAACAGGGTGTCGATATTGATGCAGTTGAAGCTTTTGTCATATCGAACGATGCCCGCATAACTGTTTTGGAATCTAGTCAGGTCACACAAGACGTCACCATTGGCTCGATACTTTCTGATCTTTCGTCCGCAGAGTCAGACATTGCGCAAAATACAGCAGACATTGCGACCCTACAGGGCGCGCCAGCATTGTTAACAGGGTCGATGGTTCTTATTGAAGAGGTTGACTTTTCAAGCATAACACTAACAGGAACCGGAACTTTGGCGGAGTATCGATTCCCACTCTTTGACCCGTTGTCATTTATAGGCTATGAGCTTGAAATAGTCGGTTGTCAGGCATTTACCGGTGGTGCTTTATTTGAATTGTTGACAACTATTGACGGTGGTGCGACATACCTTAACACTGATGCAATAACTCGTACACTCTTTGACAATGGTACAGGGGGTGCCGGTACATCATCTTTCACGGCTCTTCACAGTGAAGATAACACTACAATATCAGAAACGTTCAGTGGCCGACTTCGAATAATGCGGCCTGATTTAACATCATTCACACAGGGTGATTATGAAATTCGAAGGTCAGACGGGGCTGGCTCAATATTTTTACAACGAGGGCTCTACCAGCACGGTTTGGCCACTCCTGTTAACGGAATTTCACTACGACGGATTAATGAAATTACTAGCGGGTTCATGTATCTCAGGGGGATTGTCGCATGATGTCAAACTTCGTCACATTATTGCGAGTCAGGGTGTCAGACGAAAGATGTAAAAATGACCCGTGAAGATCGCAGGCGGCAGCAACGCGTGCTGCGAAAGGCCGGGTTCTATCGGGGTAAGATCGACGGAATAATTGGTGAAAAGAGCATAAAAGCCGCACAGATTTTACCACTTCCCGTGGTTCGTGGTGACCTTATCGTCGCCGCCTGTCAATATATCCTGAACAAGGCTGGTACGCTGCCGTCACAGTTGATGATTGACGGTTTTCAGGGGCCATCCACCGAAGCAGCCTTCGAAGTATATTTGGGTCATGACGTTTGGCGTCATGACCAACACGGTGTGGACCCTACGTCATCTTGGCCGCATTACAACGACGCTTCCGACTATTACGGCGCGCCCGGCACCAACCAAGTTCTTATGACACTGCCTTACAAAATGGTGCTGGCATGGGACGAAACACAATCGGTGAACCGTTTCAGCATCAACAAGCGTTGTGCGACAAGTGCCAAACTTGTTCTACAGCAGACCTTGGACTTCTACGGGTATGAGCGCATCGTAGAACTTGGCCTTCACAGGTTTGGCGGCTGTCTGAACGTTCGTAAGATGCGCGGTGGCACGTTGCTGTCGACTCATTCTTGGGGTTCCGCCATTGACTTCGATCCGGCGCGCAATCGTCTGAAATGGGAGTCGGACCGGGCGCAGATGGCGAAACCAGAATATCGTAAGTTCTGGACGTTCTGGGAAGAAGCCGGGTGGGTTAGTCTTGGTCGTAAGAAAAACTACGACTGGATGCATGTACAGGCGATATCATGATTTGGCACTACCTTGATCTTGTGCCGTGGGTGATCACAAGTGGCGCGTCTGGTGCCACTTGTGTAGCATCGGAAAGGACGTCGAAGGTCTTCGGGTCGCGGCACTCGAAGAAGAGAATGGAAAACTGGTACTTCTTCTGAACGATCTGAACGACCAGTACCAACGTCAGGCCGAAGACCTGATCAACCGTCAGGTGGTTGAAACACAGCTTCGGGAAACGGTCTTGACATATCAGATGGAACTTCAAAATGGTACGACTTCTGAATGTGTTGCCGATTCTGTTTACACTGGCCGCGTGCAGTCAATCCTTGACAGCTTACCAACCGACTGACCCATCCCCTGATCTGCTGGAAAACCCCAAAGCGCCCATTTTGACCGGTGACAAAGGATTGGACGCGGTGACACTTGCTGGTGAATTCGTTTCGGAACGGTGCCGTGTGATCGCTTGGCAACAATGGCACTATGATCTTATGGAAGGTATCGCAACCTTCAATAAAGAGGAATTCGACGGTGGAACAAGACCGATTGGCTGTTGACGCTGATTCGGTCTTGGTGTACTCAGTTTCACAGGGGTCGTTGTTCCCTCACGCCCTTCGTTTCGTTGACACCCGGTGATTGATTTCGCCGGGTGTTTTCACTTATGCGATTACCGAAGTATATCCCGGATTGACAGGTTTCCCTGTAGCGCGAATTTTTCGTTCTTCTTCACGACGTTTCATGGCGCGTTGAGCGCCAGCGCCCGGCAGCGAAGCGCGTTTGCTTGAATGCATTGGTGTCATAAAGAACAGTAGAAGTTTTCCCGCAATCTTCTCCCCATTAAGTCGGTCAAAGTTAAATTTGGTCATCAGATGATTCCTTTTGCTTGTAAAAAGCCCACAAATTGGGGCAGAGATGATTGAAGGACGCGGCATGTCACCGCTTTGCCTTCGCTAGTTGAAGTTTCATCAAAGTGTGGATTGCAGTAGAGCCTTGCACGCATCGCCTGACCCGCCGCAATCATCGGATCGGGAAAGTTCATTATCACCGTGCAAAGTTGTGTCGACATATCCTTAATCCATTGTTCGTTTCGATAAACAAGTGATAACAGAACCAACTTAAATGGTCAAGACCATTTAAGAATTAAGTGCGTCGATTAATTTCTGTGCCTGATGGATGTACCAATGACGATTTAGATTTTGCCAGTCGAAGTCACGGATGTCGTTCGCTATATTGACTGCGAAACCAACGTCAATCCCACTTCGACGTTCTAAATACCCTGTTAATCTATAAAAAACTTCGCCGTATGTTTCACCCGACAAACCCGTTGTGGAAAGTGAGTCGTTCGCAATGGGCTCTTCCCGATACCCATTATCAACCATTGCTTTGAGTCTGTCATACTCTTTCCAAGTCGCCAGCTTCCGGGGGTCTTTGACATTCCGGGCCGGTTTGATCGGTGGCATAACCTTTGTCAAACCGTCGCCGCGTATGGCGACATGGTAGCGTGTGACACGCTGAACCTGAACGTCACCGTGCATTAGTTTACCGTTACGCTGAACTTTTGCTGTTCGACAGAATTCAAAAGGGTCTTGACAAGCATTGATATAGGTCGCGGGATCGGTCCCGTGGATCAAGAACGCTTCCACGGCCTTCGGGATCACCAGACTTGAATGGTTTTGGTGCCAAGCCACATCGTGATCGTATGCGCCTTTCAGTTTGACCTTGCGTTCAAGTTCTCCTGTCTTATCGTTTTTGACCATCCCGTAATCACCGACATAGTTGTTCACATCGCGAACCCACATTGACTTGTAATCGACCTCTTCAAGTTCAAGACCCGTGACCACTTCCCAATCGCGACACGCTTGAAGGAACGCAGCCCGACCTGCCTTGGGGACGCGACAGGTCAAGCCGTCAGTGTTGATTTGGACCATGTGAACGTCGTGCTGTGCCATGACTGTTTCAGCAAGCATACACAGGGATAGTTGACCGTTTACGGTGATTGCCATTGTGTATTGTGGATCAAGGAAGCACGAATATACGTTGTTCGAATCACCGTACACACCGTTCAGCGCCAACTTAATCATCTCGCCTTCTGTCGTCTTCTTTCCGACGGCCAACCGCCGGTCGTACAATTCCTTGTAAATCGTGCAAAACGTTTCGGACAGGTGGGCTGGATACAGCCTATTCATGATCGCAAGGTTGGGGTAATAGGATGCAACATCAACGTCGATAATGTCGTATTCGTCATCGGCATGAAAGGTTTCACCCGACCGCGATCCGTGGATTCCTCCGGTCCCGAAATGGAATTCAAAACCGTCTATCGAACAGTGGAGATTTTCAAACGCGCCCTTCGTTTCGGTAATCTTGGCGTGTGAAAAGAACTGGTGCATTCGCTGCATTTCGGGATGATTGAACTGCAAATATGGCAGAAGGGTCGAACCAATGTCGATGACGTCCCGCCAAGTCTGCTTCGCCTTGCGGGGGCGGTCGCGCATCCCGGTTATTCCCGGAACTGCTTCTTCCATCTTCATTGTGAAGAATTCCTTACCAATCTTCGTGTCGTTGAAGTTGGTGAAGTCGATCCCGTATTGCTGTGTCAGTTCGTCTCTAAAGGCAAGCTGCTTCTTGGACTCGTTGTAGAATCGCACGGTTTCACTGACATCGTGCGCGTTGTATTCGATGATTTCGGTCTTTTGTGCGTCCGTTGTGGGTTCGTGTGGACTGTACGGCAAATCAATGACCGAATAGGATTTCATGGCGATTTCAAGCGCCTTCAAGTTGGTGGCGCGTGCTGCATTGTCAAAATGGTGGATCATTAACAAGTCGACTTGCTTCGCGATCTTATGACTATCCCACACGCGGTGGCGAAACCTGTCGTCCCACGGCGTGTTGATGATGTCCTGACCAACCTGATACGCGGCCTTAGCGTCAAACCAACCCATTTCACACAGCTTGTGAATTGCAGGATAGTCGAATCCTTCGTTGTTGAACCCGACCATCCGACCATCGGGAAGCGACCCGATCCACCGAACAAATGATATGAATTCACGGGATTGATTCACCCGTGACGACACTTCATGTATCCAACGCCGTCCGGTTGGAATGTGAACAGTCACACATGAAAAAATATCCAAAAAGGTTTCGATATCGTACCCGAAATCATTCTGCATCTACTACTTTCCCTATCGGCTGGAACCGGGGCAAATCGTGCTACCCCGGTCCGTTGCCTTAAAACGGTATTTCGTCGTTCAGCAGATCGATTTCTGCTTGCGTGAGCTAACCACCCATGCCCGGCATTCCGTTGTACGCATATCCGCCCGCCTGCCCCTGTGCGCTGTCCATGATGCCGTGATGTGGGTTGACGGGCGGATTGCCGCCCATGCCCGGCATGCCGACTCCTGCCCCTGCTGTGGCCTGTGGATTAGGAGGTGTACCGGCGGTTGCACCCATCCCTGCGGGTGGTGTACCGGCTGTCATACCGGCAGACCCGTGTCCCATGCCACCACCTGTCTGCGCCTGACCGCCTTGCATGCCGCCGGGCGTTCCGCCGGGTGAAACGGGTGTCTGGCTTCCGACGTTTGCCGCTGGTGCGTTTGCGAACTGCTGCTCAGCAGAAGGACCGCTGGTGATTTCATCGTCATAGCCCAACAGGCGAACCGTGTTAGGGTTTATGTAGATACCAGCAGTGTTGTCAGGTTTGCCGTTGATCGACGTCGACATTGCCACGTCCACCCAATAGCCGCGCTTGACAATGGCTGGGTCGATTGGTTGGTTTTCACGGGAACACGCTTCCGGCTTGTCCAGAAGTGTTGTCGAAAACTTCACGACGAAACAGCCGCGCGCGTGGTCGTTCTTCACGATATGGCTGCCAGCAGCATCAACCGCGTCACCGTCATCAATCTTCCATGAGAAACCAGACCCAAGCCCCTGCTGGACACGCGCCATAACAGCGGCGTTCTGCTGATAACCTGCAGCAGCGTGTTGCTGCACAGCGTTCAGAAAGTTGCCCACATTCGGGTCACTCTTCGGGATCGCGATAGCGAAGAATTTGTTCCACTGGTTTTCGGGCTTCAGGTTGTTCAGATGGTCGGTCTTGTCGACAGACGTCAGATCACCCATGATGATGCGACCCGGTGGGCTTACAAGGTAAAGTTGTTGGTTAGCCATTTAATAGCCTTTCGTTTCGAATTGTTTCGTGACGGTATCATTACCGACCCGTTTCAGTTTCCGCTTTGTCTGAGGAGTTTCGGCCAACAGTGCGACCGCTTTCTTAGTTTTGGAATTCCCATCCTTTTCGATTTCAGCCGGTGATTTGACGACTTCTTTGGTCGGCTTGATCCCCGTCATTGCTTCGATAACCAACGGTGTGACGCCAGCTTTGAACTTGCGTCGCCCGCTTCCTGAAACCAGACTCCATTGACCTGTCGGTGTGGGCATGAACCCGCCGCCCAAAAGGAACTGTTCAGCTTCCGCTTCTACGGCGGTCTTACGCGCTGAAACCAGCTTGTCGATTCGGTCCAGAAATTCAAGTTCCACTGAAAGCGCCCCGGCGTCAAGTGCAGACATCCGCTTTGACTCCACGATTTCGAACGCGTTCAGAAGTGTCATGTTTAACGCTTCACAACTTGTGTTAGCGGGACAATATTTGCAGTGATCACCCGGCGTCGCGACGCTATTCGGGTCCTGTGCATCATGTCCACGCTTGATGATCTGATCGACTTCGACGGCCAATTGTTGTCGTGAAATCGTCCGATCCCTGTGAACACCGTCAACGTGATTGGCGCGCGGTTGAAATATCCCAAGAACAACGGTGTCGATTTGGACCCCGTTTGCTTCAAGAATACGACACTGCGCTTCCCCATAAATGGCAATCTGTGGTGTCGTAGGTTCGACAACACCATAACCAAACTTGAGGTCATCGACAAACAATGTCCGCGCCATAACGCACGCACTGGAGTCTAGCGTCCCGGCGATAAATTCGTTCAATCGAACAAACTTTTCCGCTTCTATCACGCCGCCCCGCGACTGTACCATGTCGATATACTTCTGTACATGGTAACACATGTCGGTGTCGATAAGCCAACCGTTTTCATGGGTCTGCCCGTCAAGATCGTATGCCCGGAAAGCCCTACCGGACAGAACCAAATCAGCGACCCATGCCGCAGCCGTACCTTCCCGCGAAGAATCGGTTTCCGGCTGGTCCGCACATAACTGTGCGAACCGAACCGATGCCGAACACGGAACCCAAATGGGTGAAAAGGATGGACGGCAGACAAGCATTAGGACTCTTCCAAACGGTCCAGAATGGCAGACAAGTTGGCGCGAAGCGTTTCATCTGTCTGCAACTGCGTGGCGTCAAAGTTGCCATCGGCCAACTGTGGAATCCCCGCTTCTTTGTAGAGCGGGGCAAAGTCTCCCACAACACCGCTGCCCATCAGGCCGGTGAAACGCGCGCACAGGTCTTCGTAACCAACCACAGGGGCGGGGACTTCAATCTGTGGCGCAGCGCCGGGCATGCCCGGCATGCCTGTTGTGGCGGCAGGCGTTGTCGGTGTCGTTGGCATTGTATGTGCTGTCTCAGCCTTATGTGCCGCGACAGCGGCTTCATAGGCCACCTTCTGTCCACGCAGCATTTTGAAGGATCCGTCGGCTTTCAGCGCGGGCGGTGACTGATGATATGCTGCATTGTGCGGCATGCCAAGCGTGTCGACTTCTGGGTTCGCAGGGTCTTCGCGGTTTTCCGGGGTCGTACTGATTGCAGCGGTACTTGTCGGGGTTTCGACAATCGTCGCATTGTTCACGACTTGTGTCGCTGGTACGGCGTTTTCGCGGTCCATGCGTTCAATCAGGAACATGGCATTTGTGCGATCTTCTGGGCTATCCAGATCAATCGTAAGCTTCATTGGTCAAACCTTTCGTTTCGTTGTTGACGGTTTGATTCTTACGACAGAAAAAGGTTGACCGTCAACCCACTATTATTTATTGATATTAGCGAAACGAAGGAAAACTTATGAAACATTGGGATATTTTAGGGAAGCCGCACGAACCCCGCGACATGACATTGTCGATATCTGCGGTGATTGATGGTTCATTATTAAAAGCCGAATCAAGAACGGAACACTGGGCGAACTGGAACCAAAGAAATGAGTAACTTTGCACTACGCCCGTATCAGCAGGAAATGAAAGACAAGATCGACGCGGCTTGGGATGAGCTAATGTTGACAGCCATTTCAGGGCAGGCAGTGGAAGCAGGCGTTGTGGCTGTCGGTCCAACAGGGATGGGTAAAACCGCATTGTTTTCAGTGATCGGGCGTGATCAGAACAACCCGGCCTGCATCATCGCACACCGTCAGGAACTTGTGGCACAAATATCAATGGCAATGGCACGTGCGGGTGTGATCCATAAAATTATCGCCCCGCCAGCGGTAATCAAGCTTTGCATTCAACTACATATTCGCGAATATGGCCGGTCCTTCTATGACGTGCACGCGGTCTTTGCGGTCGCAGGGATCGACACGTTGAACCGCCGCAAGGAACAACATAGGCAGTGGTTGAATTCTGTAAAACAGGCAACGATTGACGAAGCGCACCATGTCTTGATGAACAACAAGTGGGGCAAGGGTCTTCAACTTCTACCAAACGCCAAGATTCTTGGTGTTACAGCCACACCGATACGGGCTGATAGAAAATCGCTTCACCGCGCACAAGGCGGCGTGTTCGACACAATGGTTGTTGGTCCGACAATGCGTGAACTGATCGACGCGGGCTATCTGTGCGAATACAAGGTGTTTGGTCCCCCGGCTTCAATCGACGTCGCCGAAGTTCGAACGTCTGCCGGGGGTGATTTCAGCCCAGAAGACCTTCGTGAAGCGTCGCACAAATCAACAATCACCGGCGATATAGTCGACACTTACATGAAGCTGACCCCCGGCAAGCAGGCAATCGCCTTCCTTGTGGACGTGGAAGACGCAGTCAGAGCTGCGCAGGCTTTTCAGGCACAAGGGATTCGCGCCGAAGCTGTCAGCGCCAAGACCCCCGACGCTGTTCGAAGTGAATTGGTGCGCAAGTTCTCTTCCGGTGAAATCCAAGTACTTTGCAACGTCGATCTGTTCGGCGAAGGTTTTGATGTCCCCGCCGTTGAAGTGGTAATCATGGGACGACCCACACAGTCTTTAGGTTTATATGTCCAGCAATTCGGGCGCGCGCTTCGTACAGCAGACGGCAAGCAGTTCGGCATAATCATTGACCATGTCGGCAATGTGGTTCGTCACGGCCTGCCCGACGCTGACCGTACATGGACACTGTTTGACGAACACTTTGGCAAAAAGAAACCGCGTGACCCTGACGCGATCCCTGTTACGACCTGTGAAGAATGCTTTCAGGCATATCCAGCCCTGACTTCCGCTTGCCCATTCTGTGGGCACGTCAAGGAACCGGAAGGTCGGTCCCTGCCGGAACAAGTAGCAGGTGACCTGATGGAATTCAGCCCCGAACTGCTTGCAAAGCTGCGCGGCGAACGAGCCAAAATTGATGACAATTTCGTGGCCGTGCCCGAAGGTGCAAACCCTGTTATCGCGAAACGATTGCAGAACCTTCATGCTGCGAATCAAACGGCACAATCTGAACTTCGGGAAGCCATCGCCTTTTGGGCAGGCATCCAGAAGGAAGTTCACGACCGGCCAGACCCTGAAATCCATCGCCGATTCTATTATCGCTTTGGGATCGACGTCATGTCAGCCCAAGGACTCAAAGAAACCAAGGCCGTCGCACTGACCGCCGAAATAAGGAAGACCTTCACATGAAAATGGATTTCCCACAGCGCATCAAGGCGCTTTCACATCAATGCCGATATGCCGGATCGGTCGATAGGTTCTATTCGGTCGCCGAACACACGTCGGTCGGGATTGAAGTTCTTGTCGAAACCGGGGGTGATTTAGAACTTCAAAAGGCGTTCTTTCTTCATGATATGCCGGAAGGTCCATATGGTGACATCATTACCCCTGTCAAACGTGACCCTGCCGTCGCGGCTCGCTGGAATACTCTTGAGGATTTAGATTTTGCAGATATGCATAACGCACTAGGACTAAGACCATCATTCTATGAAGAGCACCACTGTGACGTAAAGGCTCTGGATTATAGCCTGTATACTGCTGAACTGTTCACTGTTGTGGATGATTACATTCGTCAGCGATCAAAAGGTGTGATTATTGAACAATTTGATATACGCGCCCACAAGGCAGTCGAGATCATTAAAACGGGCAATGGTCGCGGGTATTCTGGGCAAAACTTCGTTTGGCAACAGCGTAGACTGGAAAACCACTTCGATAGGTTGTTCAAATGAGTGCGCTTCATGAATGGGCATGTCGCCACCACGTGCCACGCACAGCATACGAAGAACTGTTGGCCATATTAAACCCGTCGTTTGGCATCAAGAAGACTGAGTCAGGCGTTTCAGAAGGGGCGGTTCAACAAAATCTTCGGGTCTTGGCACCTCGCCACGCCGCGTCCCTTTGGCGCAACAACACCGGGGCGTTCAAAGACGACAGTGGTCGTTGGGTTCGCTATGGTCTGGGTAACGATAGCAAGCGATTGAACGAAGTGTGGAAGCCTTCTGATCTGATAGGGATAACACGGGTTCGGGCACAGTATCCGGGCGAAGAGTTCGGCGTATTCACTGCAATAGAGGTCAAGGAACAGGGCTGGCACCAGACACCCGGTGACAAGCGTGCTGCAGCACAGGCCAAGTTCATGAATACTGTCCGGTCGTTGGGCGGTTTGGCAGGCTTCGCACAAAGTGAACAGGATTATAAAAGGATCATTGGTCATGGGACGTAAACGTCTGACAGTGGCGCAGCGTAAGACGATCATATTGGATGCTGCCGTAAAATGTGTCGAACAGTATGGTGATATGGGACTCACCCACGGTAATGTGGCTAAATGGGCGAGCATGTCGGTCGAAACCAGCGAATCGACAGTGCGGCGTTACTTCGGGTCCTGGGACGAACTTGCTACAGCGACGACCGGTCATCCCAATTGTCCAAAATCGTTTCGCGATTATGTCACAAGGTTGGGGCAATGACTATTCAAGAACTCTGGGAAGCGTGCAATGTTACAGACCCGTTAAATGGTTATAGGGTTCAGCACATATATTTGACATTACCACGGAAGACTTTGCCAAAGGGTGATGATGTTTTACTTTCTGGAAGGTCTGGGCCAAAGGGGAGAATTTGCAATGTCAAACAGTCTCTAAACCCATTATTCAAATACGATGTGGCGGCAAATTTTAAAACCGGTGAAATCTTGAAATGGATAAACTCACATGATTCTGAATGAAGACGTCCGAAACGTCCTACCTGTGCTGGCAACCGACAGCGTTGACATGATTTTCACCGACCCACCCTACCCGACAATTTCGGGTGGGTCCGGTCAGGTGCCCGGCCACCAGCGACCCACCGGCTGTCTGGCAAAGAACGATGGTAAGATGTTCAAGCACAACGACATCGCGCCGGAAGAATACTTGCCGGGACTTTTCAGGGTCTTGAAGCCGGGCGGTCACGTGTACCTGATGACCAACTTCCTGAACCTTGAAAAGTTTCTATCTGCTGTCAGAAATGCGGGGTTTCAGATTCATAATCTTTTGGTTTGGGTGAAAAACAATGCCGTCGCGAACCGCTGGTACATGAAGAATGTCGAATACACGATTTTGGCGCGTAAAGGACCGGCGACACAGATCAACAATTGTGGGTCAAAGACCGCCCACCATTTCGACAACATCATTGGTAACAAGACACACCCGACCGAAAAACCTGTGGACCTGATTCAGTTCTACATCGAAAACAGTACCAATGCGGGCGACACGGTGCTTGACTGCTTCATGGGAACCGGGGCGTCAGCAATTGCGGCCGCAAATTTATCTAGGAAATTCATAGGCTTAGAGGTCGATCGCGAGCACTATGATGTCGCGGTTGACAGAATGGGTCATGACCAGTTATAAAATAGATGAAACAAATCGAAAGGTGAAGTCATGAGCATCAATGAAATACTGCAAAAACATCTGATGTGGGTGAAGGGTGTCAAGGGTGGCGAAAGGGCCAATCTATCTGGTGTCAATCTATATAGTGCTGGTCTATCTGGTGCTGAT